CTCCGCTCACTCCGATCGCTTTTTCAAAAGCTAACAACCCCTAACAATTACGCACACTTACGCAAAACACCCCTACAGTTGCACACATAGCGCAACCGCCCACCGCACGAATAACGCCGATCCGTTACACTGTTACGGCGTAAGCGCATAACGTAACTGTGCGAAAGCGATGTCCGTTAGGCGCGGCACGGTTCGCGCATCACTCCCGCCCATGAAGCACACCCCGCAGATCGCTCTCTCCGCCGCGCGCCGCGAGTTGGACGCCGCCCGCGAGGCCTGCCCCCACTGGGACTACGAGTCGGACGGGTGCCGCGCTGAATGCTGCTACCGCGTGGACGATGCACGGCGCGCCGTCCGGGCCGCTGCCCGGCAGTGCGAGGCGGTGGCGTCATGAAAACCGAAGCCCAGATCCACGAGACGCTCGCCGTCATCCGAGCCTCCCTCCCCAAGGTTGGCCCCGCCCCGGAGCGGGTCGAAGTCGGCGAGCTCAGCGCAAAGCGCGGCATGCTCCGTGTCACCCTCACGAACGAGCGCGGCGGGTACGACCTGATCGGCGAGTGGGGTCACGGCGTCGCCGGCTGGCTTCAGTTCGAGCACAGCGCGTTCTTCTCTCCGGAGGGTCGGCGGGTGTATCGTGCGGTTCAAAAGGCGCTGAAGGTGAACCCGTGAGAGATCCGAACCAGTACGACGAGAAAGGGCGCCCCCGGATCGAGCATTGGCTCGGTATCGCGAAGCGCACCGCGCAGGCGGCGGGCGTCGATCTCGATCTCGAGCAGGCTTGGGCCTTCCGGAGGGCCCTGTTCGACGCGCGAGCAGAAGGCTACCGCGACGGGTTGAGAGACGCGCCGTTCATGCCTGCGGCGGACGATCGTGCGCAGGAGAATGCGCGAGCGCTGGCCGATGTTCGCACGCTTGACGAGTGGGCTGCGGTGTCAGTGCCGCGCAAAAACTGGACGATGGCGGATGACTACGGAAGCCCGGCGTGTCTCGTACCGGGTACGACTCGGTGGTTTTACGGTGCGACTCCGGGAGAGGCCCGCGCGCACGCCGCCGCGTGGGTGCGTGAGCAGCAGGGCGCGCTACGCTGACGGATGCCCGTCTCCAAGAAAGACCCCGACGTCCTAGCGTTCGCGAAGGAGCGGCGCGCGGCCGGCCTGTCGCTCGAGCAGATCGCCGCCGAGCTCACCCAGCTGGAGACGCCGGTGACGGCCATGACGCTGTCCCGGTGGCTTGCGGAGCCGGGCGCCCCAAAGGAGCAGCGCACGAAGCGCAAGGCGCCCGCACAGCGCCCCGGCGACCGCAAGCCGCCCTCCGCGCCGCCCCCGGCGGCCGAGGATGCGCCGATCGATACGCTGGCCACGATGCGCCGTACGCTTGCCCGCACCCTTCAGGACGTCGAAGCGCAACGCATCGTCAACCCGAAGCTCGCTCAGCAGCTCGGACGTGATGCGGCGACGTACGCCGCGATCGTCGCGCGGCTCGAGCGCGGGCAGGCGGACGACGCCGATACGCTTAGCTTCTCCCGGAAGGAGATCGACCAGGCGATCCCGGCGTTGCTCGAGAAGATGGCGGGCTGGGTCGATCGGTGTCGGGCCGCCGGCGGACTGCTCTGCGCCCGCTGCTCGCGCGAACTCAGCGTGGAGCTGGGTCGTCCTGGGGATCCGCCGGCGCCGCCTGCACCCTAGCGTCCGCCTCGGCTTCGAGCGCTTCTAGCCGCTCCTCGAAGTCGGCGCGGTCACGCCAGATCCGGCCGATCACGATGCCCGCAGCGAGGAGAAGCGCCGGGATCATCGGACCTGCTCCACCTTGAAGTTGAACAGCTGGATCCCTTCGGCGTGAAGCGCCGCCATGGCGCGCGCGAAGCGGACGATCTCCCAGTCGAGATGCACGCGCAGCGCGCCCGCTGTGGCCGTGGGCGCTCCCTCGTTCAGCGCGTCCAACACCAGGTTAGCGTCGCGGTAGGCGCTCGCTTTCTCCTTGGGCGTTAGCCGGTTGAGGCAGACTATCGCGCCGGACATGGCGCCTCCAGCAGGCGGCGTAGGTGTTCTAGGCGGGCGTCGAACTCCCCCAGCGAGCGGATCGCGCGTTCGAAGTCGCGCACGGAGTCGTCCGCTTCTGACGGCGGGTGCGTCGGAGGGGCCGACGGCCTCACGGGAACCCCGCGCAAGCGGCGATCATCAACGCATTCCGGATGGCGCCGCGGAGCTCGACGTCCGCGCCGGCGGTGAACGGCTCGTCACCGACCTTCAGGCGCACCATCCACTTGCCTGCAGGCTTGTCGATCTCGACGATCGAGCGGTTAACGGGGTCGGCTTCCACCCACGCCACGAGCGCGAACAGGGAGGCCTGCAGGTTTTCGTCCTTGTACTCCAGCGCCGTCATGCGTGGGTATACGTATACGATCGTTTTGCGCTTCCCTCAAAGTCCTATTCGTCCGCCGCGGCCGATCGCTGCCAACGCCTCCCGGAGCTTTGCCTGGGTGGCGGCTACATTCGCCTCGGACGGACGGCGCGGCGTGTCACGTGTCAGCCCCGCCAGCTCGTTGACCAGCTGTACCACACTGTCGTACCTGTTCGGGGAGAGGCCGGTCCCGTCGTACGTGCAGAGCTGGAGCTCGAGCTCGGGGAACTCGCCGATCATGTGCACGCGGCCGGCGTCCGTTTCTGCGGCGGGGCCGGTGGCGCGCGTTAGCTTGTCGGCGCGCGAGAAGATCTCTTTCACCCAGAGCACGCCGGGCGTGTATGCCGGGATCGCCTTGTCGCGTGGCACCATGCGCACGGCGAGCTTGCGTGTCGTCGCTGCGGAAACGATCGGGCCGCGCGCCAAGTCACCGGCGTGGTTCGTCTCCAGGATGACGCCGGCAGCGCGGCGAGCGATGCACGTGTCCACGACGCGCGCACCCCACACTTCGGTGGGGATGCGTTCGGAGAGATCGTCCTCAATGTCCACGTGGCCGGCGGCGGTGCGCGAGCCGACCGTGATCCCGCACTCGTCGGACTCCGGGTTGGCCGTGAGCGACGGGTCTACGCTCACGAGCGTCTGGACTGGTCTGCCGGATCGGTCGCCGAGCGGTAGGCGGTGCTTGCCGATCGTGTCGAGCGTCCAGAGCGCGCCGTCCGCGCCGGTGTACACCTCACCGTCTAGCTCCTCCTTCGCGCGGCGGCCGCTGTACTTGCGGCATTCGTCGGCGATGTAGTCCGTCGTCAGTAGCGGGTTGTCGAAGATCGATCCGCGCGTGAGGCGGTGGATTGCCGGGTGGGAAGCGTGCTGATCCATCAGCAGCTTGATCACGTCGTTCAGGCCTTTCGACGTGGTGTCCCAGCAGTAGCGTGGACGCCGGCCGCGGCGGGTGGCGGTGGTGATGTTGTCGAACGCCCGGCGCCGCGTCGTCGCTTGCCACGCTACGATCTCGCTCAGCCAGCAGAAGTCCAGGGTCGCGCCGCGCGGTTCCTCCGGAGAGAGCGGGGTGAATACCAAAGCTTGAACGCCGTTGGGCCACCGAATCCCGCCACCATGTCGTTCAGGCTTGAACCACGGTGGAGCCGTTTCGATCAGCATCGCGATCTGGATCTCGTCGGCGCGATCCTCGTTCGTGCACATCAGACCGGGCGCGCGGATCGTGCCGGCTTCAATGCACTGGTTGATGTAGCCAGCGATCGCCCACGTCTTTCCCCAGCCGCGGCCGCAGATGAAACCGAAGGAGCGCCAGTCGTCGTCCAGGATTGCTTGCTCCGGCCGGCGCCACACGGGGAAGAGCGCCGGCAGAATGAGGCGCTCGATCGGCGTGAGCGACTCGAAAAACTCCGGCGTGAGCGCGGCGAGGACTTGGCCAGCAGAGATGCGTGAGGGGTCGATCACGGGGTACCGGCGGCCGGGGCGGGCAGTGCAGCCGCCGCGGCGTCCGTCTTGATCTGTGCGGCGGCGTCGGCCTTCGACTTCGCGGAGGCCTCCAGCTCGGGGAGCGTCATGCCGTCGCGTTCGTCGCCGAACGGTGGCAAGCCTTGCGCGCCGCGCGCCTCACGCACGCGGACCACCTTCGCGACGTCCGTCGGCGCCAGCTGTAGCGGCACCGTCTTGGCCTCCGCCGTCGCCAAGACGGGGGGGGGATTTAATACCAAGCTCACGAGACAGGTTGTCTACGGTCTCCTGGTCGATCACCATGCCGAGCGCCTTCATGCGGTCCAGGGTGTCGAACAGCCGCTGACGGCGAGTTGCGTTCTCTGCGCTCTTCTTATCGGCGTCGGGGTCCGGAATCTGATACTTGAGGCGCGGTGCGTAGCGCGACGTTCCGAAGTTGAGTGCGGCCCACGGCTGGTACACGCCCACCGAAAGCGCGCTTTCGATTGCTTCCAGGTCGCCTTGCACTTTCGTGGAGGCGACGCCGAACAGCATCGAGATATCCACGCCGGGTGCGCCGCCTTGCGCGCCCATGATCGCGTCCGTCCCGAGGTAGATGCGCGCCGCCGCTTTCTCGCGATTGCCGATCAGCTCGGAGAAGACTTGCCACGCAGTGGAGTCGTTCGACAGGAAGTCCGTCGTAGATCCAGCGCTGCGCACGCCGGCTGGGATCGTCCCCTCCACGAGGCCTTGGAGCATTGCGAGCAGTGCTTGCGCCTCGGCGGTGAACACGCCGTTTTCGTCTGTGAGCGGTACACCTTCCGGCAGCTCGCCGATCATCCGCGCTTGACCGTGGGACTTGCTGCTAGCCGCCCAGTCTGCCAGGCCTCCGGCGTGCGCGGCCCACGCCATGGCCGCCGGCAGTAGCGCCGCCTCCTGGATCCAGGGAAGCGTCGCGTACTTCTTGAACACCACCCACCGTCCGTCACCGTGGTTGATCGTGACGCGCGCGCCGCCGTTCCTGACGACCGTCTCTAGCTGCTCCGTGGACGTGTTCCACTTTACGTGCTCGAGCGGCCACTCCGTTAGCCGGAAGTCGATCCGCGATCCGTCGTCGCTCGGCTCTTGCTCGACGTAGCCGATCGCGAGGCCGTGATCCACCATCGTCCCGTGGATTACGGCGAGCAGCTCTTGAGAGACCTGTACCGACTGCGCCGCGCGCGCGGCTACAACCTTGGCGCGTGCGCTGGGTTCTACGGGTCGCCCTTTTTCATCGGTCGACCCGCACGGCTCGAGCACAGCATTGATTGAGCTCTGCGGCGCAAGTCGGTTGAACCGCGCCACGAACATTGCGTCATCCGTGCGGAGGATCTCTGCGAGCCGGACCGCTTGCGCAAAGTCGCCGCGGGCTTGGGCGTCGCGCGCGTTTCGGATCTTCTCCAGCGTCCAGGAGTCCAGGAACCCCGGCCGGCGTTGCGGCGAGGCGTGGGCGGCTACGGCGCCGGTGAACTCCGCCGCCTTGCGCGTTCGGGATGGGATGCGACCCAGCGCCCGGAGAACAGCGCCGCGACTGACCCCCAGTGACTTGGCGATCGCGGAGGCGGACATGTTCGGAGCTGATCGGATCAACTCGCGCTGAGCGTCGGACAGGCTGGATCGAGGTGCCACGGGTGATCGCATCGTGACTCGTTTTGCGCTTACCTGCACGTCATGCAACGCTTTACCAGGTGAACGCCGCCGCCGTCTCTCGCGTGATGTGCTCTGCCGCGCTCGAGCCGGACGCCGCCGGGGCCTACCCAACGGAGTTCCGGATCTTCAAAGCCGGCGCCAACGTGACGAGCAAGGGCACCACGATCTTCGATGAACAGGCCGCGGCCGATGTGATGAAGCACTACGCCCAGAAGGGCGTGGACATGATGATCGATCTCGAGCACGAGTCCACGGACGAGCCCGTCCGGCCGGATTCCCGTGATGCTCGCGGTTGGTTCAACCTGGAAGTCCGCAACGGCGAGCTTTGGGCCGTTAACGTGCGGTGGACTCCCGACGGCGCGCGTCGGCTCGCCGAGAAGACGCAACGCTACATCAGCCCCCTGTTCTACGAACGCAAAGAGGACGGGCGTGTGGCTTGGCTCGTAAACGTCGCGCTGGTCGGTGACCCCGCAACGCACGGTGCGGTCCCGCTCGTGGCCGCCAGTGAGGCCAAGGTTCCGCTGAGTGGCACGCTCCGTGATACGTGTCACGCTGTCATCGTAGCGCTTACCCAAAAGCGAAAGAACCGCAAGCAATGTTGACCCCCGAACTGGTGAAGAAGATGCTCGACGCGATCGCGTCGGAAGACGGCAAGGCCGCGCTTGCGGTGTTGACCGAGGTGGTTGCGGCCGAGGCCGCGGGCGGCGCTGCCGAGACGGCGGCGACCCCCGAGCCCGCGGCCGCGTCGGCAGACCCGCTGGCGGCGAGCGCCGACCCGAAGCCGGAGGACGAGAATGCGAAGGCCTTGGCGGAGGTTCGAAAGGAACTCGCCGAACTCAAGGCGCTCACGACTCGCGTGAACGCATCAGCGCTGGAGTCGGAGCTTGCGGAGCGTCGCGGGCTGGTCGCCGATCTGGTGAAGCTCGGTGTCGAACTGCCCGCCCACGCATGGCTCGAGCGCGTGAAGGAAACCGATCCGCTCATGCCGTGCAAGCGTTTGAGCGACGAACCGATCGCCGAGATGCGGACGCGCGTCGCCGAGATGCGGACGGCCCGCGGTCTCCCCCCGGTTCGCGCTCACGAGGCGCCATCCACGCCGTCGACTGGTTCCGCCGCCGACGGGCGCACGATCACGACGCCGTACGGCGTGGTGGTGGTGTCCGCGAGCGAGATCAAGAACTGCGAGGCATCGGGTGCGAAGCTCGAAGCGTACGCGGAGAACAAGGCGATCCGCGAGGCCGCTCGCGCGAAGGGTCAGAAGTAAATGGCAAACCTAACGAGTGACGGAATCATCGACACGATCGGCGGCCCCGGGCCGTTTTGCTTCGACCTTCCGGTGGATGCGGGATCGAAGGTTTTCAAGGGCTCGCTGTGTACGCAGCTGACCGCCACCGGCATGGTGGTTCCGTACTCCACGGCCGCGGCCGGCGTGGCCGTCGGCGTGGCGCAGCACGCCGCGGACAACAGCGCCGCGGGTACGTCGGACGGTGACAAGCGCGTGCGTATCGAAACCAAGCGCATGTTCGCGTTCGACAACGGCGCGGGCGGAGACGCTTTCTCCGAGGCTTCGCTGATTGGTTCCGTGGTGTACGGCTCCGACGATCACACCGTCGCCGACAACTCGAACAGTCAGGCGCGTAAGGCCGTGGGTTTCTTCTACGGAATGGAATCCGACGGCAAGGTCCGCGTGTTCGTCGATCCCGCGCTGGCCGCGATCGTCAACGCGCTGCAAACCTTGACCGATACCCCCGCGTCCGCGGACGCACTGCGGGACAACATCGTCGCTAGCCTCGGCTGATCGGGAGTACCACGACAATGGCATCACTGTTCATCAAAGATACGCTCCCTACCACCTCCGAAGAGGCGATCCGCCAATTCGACGAGAAGTACCTCGCCGCGATTACCGCGGCCGCTCCGCCCGCTTGGGCCGCTCCGTTCATCTTCCCCGTCGGCGCTCCTCGGACCACGTTTCCGATCGCGCTGATGAGCACGAAGTACAACGAAACGAAGGAGATGGCTTCGCGCTTCAAGACGATGGCAGAGCAAGCCTTCGACTTGAACGTGGTCGAGTTCGACGCGGGCTACGAGGCGAAGAAGCTCGATATCCTCACCAACGTTTTCGCGTACCGCAATTGGAGCCGTGCCCCGGGCGCACTCGCGGACGGCGAAGTGAAGCACGTGGCCAAGCAACTGGTGGCCTTGCTCGAGGACACCGCCCAGACTTCCCCGTGGGATGGCCTCGCGTTCTTCCACGCTTCGCACCGGTCGAACCCCGCCGAAGTGATCGCGGCGACTCAAGGGCGCTCGAACACGTGGAGCAACTTGCAAAGCGTGGCGGCCGACGCGACGGATCTCACCAAGATCCAAGCCGAGATGACCGCGATGCGCGACGTGCGTGATGAGAACGGCGACAAGATGGGGATCGAGCCCAACGAGATCTGGCTGCCCACGCCGAAGTTTCAGACCGTCAGCGACAAGCTGAGCCAGGCTCTGATCAACGGCGGCGATTCCAACCCGCTGATCGGCAAGCTCAAGCCCGTTCACATCCCGGACCTGACTGACGTCAACGACTGGTACTTGGTGGATACCACGCAATTCGCGAAGGGCGTGGAGCCCATGGTGGCGGCCAACTACCGCGACGTCGGTACCCTAGGCTTGCGCCAGTGGGACGAGTCCTCGGACTTCTTCAAGGATACCGGCAAGCTCAAGATGAGCGCCCACATCTGGTACGGCTTCAAGCTCGTTTTCCCGCACGCGATTCGCAAGATCGTCGGCGCCTGATCCCGCGGGGTGACCCGTGGCGATCCCGTACTGCTCTGAGTCTGACCTCTACGCCTTCGGGCTGCCGCGGGGATCGCTCACGAACCCCGCGCGGCTCGTGAGCGTTGACCCCGCCGCGGACGCCGTGACGCTCGACGTCCACGGCTTCGCGGACGGCGACGAGGTATCGCTGCGCGCCGATGCGGGCGGCGCCATGCCCGGCGGGCTGACGTCCGGTCTGGTGTACTTCGTCAAGCGCGTCAGCGAGTCCGTGTTCCAGCTCGCGCTCACAGATGGCGGCGCCGCCGTGGACGTGACGTCCGCCGGGTCGCGCGTGGTCCTCTGTGCGCCGATCAACATCGCGGCCGCGATCGAGTGGGCTTCGCGCCTTCTGGACGAGGTGATGCAAGGAAGCACGGCCGTCCCGCTCGCTGCGCCGGTCCCAGAGATCATCAAGATGACGTGCGCCGAGCTCGCCGCCGGCAAGCTCATGGCGGGCCGCAACGGGTCACGCGCGCTCAGCGAGGTGATCGACGCCGCCACGAAACGCGCCACCGCGTGGGCCAAGAAGCGGCCTGTCGGAGAGAATGCTGGGAAGCCTACCGGGGCGGCGATCAGCGTCGCGGCTTCGGCCAGTGACCCGACCGGTTGGAAGACGTTCGGGGGGATCTCCTGAATGCCTGGCCTTCGAGGCAACCCAGCGACGCTCAGGCAGTGGAGCAAGTCGCTTCGTGAGATGCCGCGCACGGTGGCGGTGGACGTAGCGAAGCGCGCAGCGCCGGAACTCACCGGCCTGACACAGGACGCCTTCAGCGCCGGGCAGAACGTCTACGGCGGCGCGCGCCCACCCGGCGTAGACGGCGAGCCCCTCTCGCTGAAGAAGACCGGCGCCACTGAGCAGCAACTCCGGTTCGTTCAGATCGGGACCGTAGTCCGTTGCGTGCTTGGTCCGAAGTACGCGCGGTACTTGATCCGCTACGGTATTCTCCCGAACGGCGCGATTCCCGTCGGTTGGACGCGCAAACTGAACGATCTGGTCAAGGCAACCGAGGTCAAGCTGTGATCTACGATCTTCACTACGACCTTCGGACGATGCTCACAGAGCTGAAGTTCCCGATCGATTGGCGGTACGGGCCCCTGCCATTGGACCCATCAGGCTACCCCGACTTGACCGTGGTGGTGGAGCGCGACCGCGACGGAGCCAGCGACGCGATTCGCCCACCACAAGGCGCACACCCGAACGCGCGCCAGATGCGCGTGCGCGAGCTGCCGGCGAAGATTATGGTCTTCGCGCGCGAGTCAGCGATCGCGAATGCACAGATCGGCGACCACGAACGGCTTTGCGAGAAGATCGTGGACGCTTTGATCGTGGCGTTGGCGGAGTGGGGAACCGCGGCTCGGGTCGGTACGATTACGCCGACAGAGTCCCGGTATCTGCGAAAGGACGAACGGGCGGACGTCGAAGTCTGGCCAGGCGTCGTTTACCTCATGCGCTTCGCCGTTCCTCGGGGTGTGTTGCGCCGGGACTTCCTCGGCAACGCCCGCCCAACCGGGACGATCGGGAAGATCGCCAACCGGACGGACGTGCGGCCACAGGCCGATCCCGACGCCGATCCGGCCACCGGTTGCGGCGGCGGCTAACCCGGGTCAAGGTAAGCGGAGCTTCCGCTTTTCCGGAAGCGCAGAAAGCGACCTACGGTAAGCGCGAATGGCCAACACCCCGAATGCTCGCACTTCCGTTCAGGCCACGGCCGGAGCCGTGGCGAACGGCCTAGACCTCTGCTGCATCCTCGCACCGTGCGCGCAAGCGGCTGATTCCACTCCCCGTCGATTCGGCGGGGCCGCCGCAATCTACACGAAGCACGGCTACTCCGAGGGCTTGGAGTACGCGGCGTACCACGTCAAAAAGACGGGGCGTCCGGTGTTGTTCGTGGCGCTCCCGATCGCCGTCGCCGGCGTCGTCGGCCGGAAGAACACGTCCGGCAATACCGGCTCGAGTGCCGTGGACGTCGTGGCCGGCTCGGGCGGTTGTATGACCGAGCACGACGGCGTGATCGCCGTTGCCAAGGGCGGCGTGGTCGGTACGGATCAGATCCAGCTCGACGTCTCGCTGGACGGCGGCACCACGTTCCGCCGGGTACGTCTCGGAACGAACAACCAGTACACCCCGCCTTATGTGAACGTCAGCGTGACGTTCGGCGCTGGCACGCTCGTGGCCGACGACACGGTGATCACGTGGCACGGCACAGGTCCGATCGCCGATTCGGCGGGCTGGGCTGCGGCACGCTCCGCGCTCGCCGCGCAGCAAAAGCAGTTTCGCCGGATCATGAACATCGGCGATCTTCGCAACCACACCGAAGGCGCTGCGCTCCTGTCCGAGGTGAACGCCTACGAGACCGAGGACGAGCGCTTTACCGGCGTGCGCGCCAGCGTGCTGGACCGGCTTCCGCAAGCCGCCATGAGCAAGATCACGGTGCGCATGTCCGGCGCGCCGAACGTCACCTTCGCCGAGGTGGGCGGTACGAGCGACACCGCTACCCGCTCCGCCGGCTCGTTCGTCACCGACGGTTTCGCGAACGGCGACACCGTGACGGTTACCGGAGCCGTTGCTGGTGCTGGTCACAACAACGTGACCGGCGTGCTGGCGAACGTCTCCGCGACCGTGCTGACCATGGGGGCCACGGACTTCGACAACGAGGGCCCGATCGCTGGCGTCAACATCGTCGGATCGCCGACGCTCACTTTCGTGGCTTCGACGCACACGATCACCCGCAACCGCGGCTCGTGGCTGGACGACGGCTTCCGCGTCGGCGATTCGGTGACCGTTACCGGTACCGTCGGGAACAACTACACCAAAACGATCACGGGTCTCAGCGCGACGGTCATGACGTTCGCTGCCGGCGTGGTGGACGAGACGATCAGCACTGCCCTGGCTACGATCGTGGCCGGCCAAGACAAGGCTACGTGGGCCGCCGCGGTGGACGCCGAGTTCGCGACGATCACGGCCGCCAAGCGCATCAATCTCGGCCTCGGCCGCGGCCGCGTGCTCAACCCGTTCAGCGGGTGGAACTTCCGCCGCTCGGTGCAATGGGCGGCGTGCGCGCGCGAGTTCGCGAACGACATTCACATCACGACTTGGCGCAAGGATGCCGGCCCCACCGACTTCGACCTGTTCGACGCGGACGGCAACCTCGTGGAGTACGACGATCGCGTGGACGGCGGCGCAGCAAGCGCCGGTCGGTTCACCTCGTTCCGCACTTGGGGCAACGGTCCCGAGGGCGCGTTCATCACGCTGGACCTCACCCGTGAGACGGACGGATCGATCCTGTCCTACCAGCACAACATGAACGTGACGGACCTGGTTTGCTCGATCGTCCAGCAAGTCACGGAGAACTTCATCGGCCGCACGCCGACGCTCGCCGACAACGGCTCCGCTTCTCCCGAGGAGCTGAGTGCGCTCGCCGGCGAGGTGAACTCGGCGCTGACCCTTAACCTTCTTCAGGACAAGAAGGGCCAGGGACAGCGGGCATCCAACGTGGTTTGGGCGCCGTCCGCTGACGATGATCTGAGCGTGCCGGACGCGACGCTCACCGGCTCCACGGAGCTCGATCTCAACGGGACGATCGTCAACGTCAATACCGTCGTGCGCGTCAAGAGTGGTGGAGGCTAACCATGGCATTCGCAGTCAGCACTGACTTCCCCGTTTTCGACGGTATCGCCCCGAGCTGGGCGGACTTCACCTGCAAGGCGAAGGGTTCCGGAACTCCGCTCCTCCAGATGAAGGATGTGAAGGAGATCAACACCGATTCGCAAGTGGAGATCGGCGAGCAGCGCGGCGCCAGTGGCGGCCGCGTCATGAAGCGCACCACGGGCTCCCAGAAGCTCCAAGCGAGCTGGACGCTGTACCACAGCGGCTGGACTCAGTTGCTCCGCAATCTGAAGGACTTGGCTCCGCGTCGCGGAAACCAACGTCTGATCTCCCTCGTACACTTCGATATCGTGTATCAGTGGACGCCCCCGGGCGGCTCGGAGATTTTCGAGACGCGCGTGTACGGCGCTCGCTGTATCGGCCGCACGCTGCAAAGCGCAGAAGGCACCGACGCGAACGAGTTGGCGATCCCCCTGTCGATCGCTCAGCTCTCCGATATCGTTGATGGGGAGGAGTTCGTACTTCTGTGACTGATGCGAAAAGCGAAGCGGAATCCCTCGAAGAACAGATCGCCGCGATCGAAGCTCGGCGCGCCGAGCGGTCGAAAAGCGATGATCTGGCATACAAGCGCCAGCGCCTGATCGACCTGGCGAAGATCGAGGAGCTGGAGATCGAGCTCGGCGAAAGCAACCTGGCGAAGATCGAGGTCCCCTACACGCCGGGGTGCGTCACGCTCGTGGCAGCGCGCACCCCGACGAAGCCCGAGATCAAGCGCTACCGCTTTCGTACGCGCGACCAGAAGGTGAAGCCTGACCAGATTCCGGATACGTCCGAGGCTGCCGAGGAGCTGGCGCAGTCCAGCTTTCGCTACCCGTGCACCGACGACGGGAAGCCGGACAAGGAAGCCTTCGAGAAGGTGTGCGGACTACGTCCCGGCCTGCTCGCGCAGCTCGGCTACGAAGCTTCAAAGCTCGTGGTCGGCGATTCAAAAAAGTAGACCAGCTTCGCGACCAGTTTCGGAAGGGCTCGGGCGTCTTTGCGGACGCCCTGCTTAGTTGGTTTCCACCGCCCGAAGAGACCGCTGAGGTCCGCGCCGCCGCGCTATTCGTGGCGGAGGTGCTAAACCTGTATTGGCGAGCGAACACTAAGCGCTGACCGAAACATGCCGACTGCCGCTTACGCAATTGATATCGCAGCGAATATGCCGGACGGTCCCAAGACCGCCTCGGAGCTGGACGATCTAACGGCGAAGCTCATGGGCGGCGGCAAGGGAGCAGAGTTCTTTTCGCAAGCGCTCGCGCAGACGGAGAAGCTTCTCGGCGACGCCAAGGCCGCTGCCGCGTCCGCCAATGCGTCTTTGGACGAAGGCGTGGCGATGTTTGGCCAGCTGGAGAAAGCTGCGCTGAAGGCCGCACAGGCAGAGGAGAAGGCCGCTCTCAAGGGAGCGGTGCCGCCGGAGGTGGCTGCGGAGGCCGCGCGTGCTCGAGCTGCCCTGGACGCCTACGGCTTCACCCTCAAGTCGCTGGAGGTAAACGCGGCCGCCGCGGACGCCGAGGAGGTAAAGCTGTCCAAGACGCTGACGAACCTCAAGACGATCAGCGGTCACGTGGACAAGTCACTAGCCGGCCAGGCAGAGAACACCGAGAAGCTGCGCGGGGCGCTTGCCTCTGTGCCAGGGCCCCTTGGGAAGCTCGGCTCCGCCGCACTTGCCCCGGTGCAAGGTTTTCAGAAGCTCAGCGCGAGCATGGGCGAGTCCAATGCCGCCATGCTGCTCGGCGCCGCCGGTGCGGCGACGCTCGTGGTCGCCGTCGCTGCGCTCACTGTCGCGGTGATCGCCGGCGTCGTAGCGGTGGCGGCGTGGTCCGTGAGCCTGGCAGATGCCGGCCGTAGCGCCGGGCTCGTCACCGAAGCGACCGAGGTTCTTCACCCCGAGCTCGAAGCGCTGCACAGCACGATCGACGGGTTGACGGACTCCACCGGCCTGACGGAGAACGCGCTCGACAAGATCGCGATCAGCTTGAAGGCGGCGCATGTAGCGGCGAAGGACATGCCCGCAGCGCTCGAAGCGGCTGCGAACGCGGAGGCAGCGCTCGGCCAAGGCGGCGCGCAAGAGTTCATCAGCCAGATGCAGAAGAGCGGCAAGAGTGTCGCCGCCTTCTCCGACGAGGTGAACGAGAAGCTTGGCGGCGTTGTGGCGGCGAAGCTCCGCGGGCTCGACGGCCAAGCCGACCGATTCAAAAAGAACATCGGGCGGCTTTTCGGATCGCTCGACATCGAGCCGGCGTTGGGCGGACTTCAGACTCTGGTTGCGCTGTTCGATGAAGGGACCAGCTCCGGGCAGGCCATGAAGTTCCTGTTCGAGACGGTGTTCCAGCCGATCATCGATCAAGCGCAGAACGCGGCGTACTTCGTGGAGGCGTTCGTCCTCGGCTTCCTGATTGGGATGACGAAGCTCTACATCGCGTTGAAGCCAGCGATCAAAGCGGTCGGCGAGTTTTTCGGATTTAAGGACACGTCGCTGGCGGACGGCCTGGACCTGGCGAAGCAAGCCGGTGAGCTGATCGTCCCGGTGTTCCTGGTGTTCGTCGGTGTGATCGGTGCGGTGGTTGCCGTGATCGGTCTGGCCGTGGCGCAAGTCATTGCGATCCAGCTAGCGATCTACGCGCTGATCGCAGCCGTAGTCTACGCCGGCGTACAGGTCGGGAAGTGGTTCGTGGAGACGTGGCAAAACGCTGTTGCGTTCTTCGAGGGCGTCAGCCTCTACGACATTGGCGTGAATATGCTGCAAGGTCTCGCGGACGGGATCACCGCCGCGAAGGACCGCGTCGTCGGCGCCATCACCGGCGCCGTCGGGGGCGCCGTGGACTCTGCGAAGAAGCTCCTCGGCATCGCTAGCCCGAGCAAGGTATTCGCAGAGATCGGCGGGTACACCGGCGAAGGCTTCGCCCAAGGCGTAGAAGACGCGACGCCGGACGCGCACGCCGCCATGGCCGGGCTTGTGGAGCCGCCCGACGCTGCGGACGTGCCGGTCTCTCCGCTCGCGGCGCCGAGTCTCAACGTGCCCCCGAGCGCGCGGAAGTCCGATCAGATCCAAGACTCGGGCAAGGGCGGCGGTGGTGGTTCGAGCAAGGGCGCTGGTGCGCGAATCTTGGAAGGCGCGACGCTGCAATTCTACGGCGTGAAGGACGCCGAGCACGCCCGCGACATGTTCGAGGAGCTGCTGACGGAGGCGCTGGAAGGTGATGCGGACTCGATCGCCGGAGAGGCGGCGCCGGCGTGACCACACCGCTCGAGCGAGGCGACGATCTGGACTTCATCGTCCTGGGGATCACTCCGTCCCCGGGTAAGGTTGTCCTGTCCGGCCACGATCGCTGGAAGAACTGGGATATCCAGAAGGCGAAGGGCACCACCGGCGCTACCAGCAAGCTGAACGGCGACGACGTTGGTACGTTCACGGCGACGTTCTTCCTCGCGGAGGACGATCTCAGCGCCCCCGCCGATGAAAACGACTTCGATCGCTGGGAGGAGTTCCAGCGCCTGATCGAAAGCATGACGGCCGGCCCGACGCCGGTAGCGCTACCGATCTATCACCCCGATCTCGCGCGCAACAAGTTCACGGAGGTTAGCTCCGGCGGCGTCGGCGGGATGGTCTACGACGGCAAGGGCGGCGCTTCTGTGGTCGTCAAGTTCGTGGAGTACAAGCCCCCGAAGCCGAAGCCCGCGGCCGGCGCCAAGGCAAAGCCAGGCGGCACTGCGGGCGCTCAGACGAAGCCTGATCCGAACGCGGCCGCGAAGGCCGAACTCGCCGCGCTCGTGGCGGAGGCGAAGAAGCCATGAGCCTTGCGTCCGTCTCCGGCCACGCGCTCTCTGCGGCGCGGGTGGCGTGGCCCGCATGGGGCCTGTGGTGGTTCGATCTCGACACGCCGGATCCGGCCGAGCTCAACGGTCGTGTGCCCGTGGACGTCGCGGGAACCACGTTCAGCGGCACCATCGTGGCTGGCGGCGTCTATGACGGACGCGCCGGGTATCGCATCGTGGCGGGCGCTGGCGGCGTGAACAAGCCGCTTCCGCGGAAGTCATACGTGAACGACGCCGGCGTGGCGCTGGCGCTCGTGCTGCGAGATGCAGCACGCGAAGCTGGAGAAACGCTCGCCGACGTACCGAACGTGCGTCTCGGGCCGCACTACGCTCGACAAGAGGGCGAGACGTTCGGCGATCTCCTCCAGCGTCATTGCGCCGCGAACTGGTACGCCGACGCCGACGGGACTATCCGCGTCGGTAAGCGCGCCGCCACAACGTACAGCGGCGACGCACCCCGCGTGCGCGTCAGCCCGCGCGGCGGCGTCGTGGACTTGGCCGTGGACTCGCTCGACGGTTTGGCCCCGGGCGTCCAGGTTGACGGCTCGAAACCGGCAACGGATCTCCAGATCGACTTGTCACCGACCCGGCTCACCGTGCGCGTGTACAGCGGGCCGCGGACGTCGCGTCGGCTAGACGCCTATCGCCGCATCATGCGAGCGCTGTTCCCGTCGCTGGTGTACGCCGGCGCCTGGGAATACCGCGTTGTGACTCAGAGCGGCGAGCGGTTGAACCTTCAGCCCGCGCGCGTGGCTTCGGGGATGCCAGATTTGCGGAACGTGCCGGTGCGGCCAGGAGTCGCTGGCGTGAAAGCGCAAGTGTTCCTGGGAGAGCTCGTCCTCGTATGCTTCGCGGACTGCGATCCATCGCGGCCACAAGTGTTCGCGCACGACGCCGCTGACTCTCCGGCGTGGGTACCACTGTCGTTCCAGATAGGCGGGCCCATCGGGATGCCGGTCGCGTACCAGACCGCGACGGTTCAAGCGGGCCCGTACGCCGGGATCATCACACAGGGAAGCACCCTCGCAAAGGTCAGCCCGTAATGCCGATGTCCGCCGTTTCACTAGCCGCACGGGCGAAAGCAAAGATGCTCGCGGACCAGGACTCCGCCGTGACGGATTGTCCTGCGCTCGATGCGTTGTGTAAGGCGTTCGCCGAAGCCTTCGTTGAGGAGGTCACGGAAAACGCCGAGGTGACGTTCCCGGCCAGCTCGATCAACGTCGCGGGCTCCTCCACGAACCAGAGCAACCCAGCGCCGGTCACCGGCGGGACGGTAGCCTGATGGCCCAAGGTTACGGCGTAGACGTTTCGCTCACTGACAAGCTGGTCTCCGGCCGTCTCGTGAGCGGAGCTGCGATCGTCGTGGAGGCGTTCTACCGCCGGCTGATCACAGCGCGCGGCACGCTGTTCTACGATCTCGCGTACGGCTTCGACGTCTCGGGTTTCGTCGGCGCGGTCGGGTTTAAGCGCGCGGAGTCCGTGATCGCCGGCATGGTGGAGAACGAACTCAGCAAGGACGATCGCGCATACAACGTTCGCTGTAAGGCGACGCTCGTGGATGAAGGGGCCAGCACTCAGTCTTTGCTTCTCGAGATCGAAGCGACGCTTGTGGACTCGGACGAAAGCTTCTCACTAACCGTAGGCGTGACAGACCTGTCCGCTGAATTGCTGGCCGCCTCATGACGATCAACGTTCTGAATCTGTTCACCGCCGAAACCGTGGATAAGATCCTCAGTCGCGGCTTGGCCGTCGCCAAAGCGCTCGGCTTGCCCGTGACGTCGTGGCGCAGTGGCGATCCTACTAAAAGCCTCTACCACTTCGCGGCCGAGCACTTCGGCGCGCAAGAGGAACGTAACACCGAGTGGGCGAAGTCTAGCTTCATGTCCACCGCGGAAGGCGACTGGGCCACGGTGCACGCAAAAGAGATGTACGGAGTCGACCGTGGAGGCGCGTCGTACGCCGCACCTACGATCACGCTCCGCAACGCTGGCGGCGGCGTGTTCGATCTCGGCATCGGCGATCTGGTAGTGAAGTGCACCGCCACCGGGAAGACCTTCACGAACACGGATAATCCGGGCGTGCTCGGGCCCGGCGCCGTTTTGACGTACGCGCTTGCGGCTGACGAGGCTGGCGCGGCATCCAGTGTGGGGGATAACGAGCTCGACGACGTGGTGACGCCGGCGAACGCGCTGACGTTCGGTGTCGTGATCGACGGCTCAACCTCTGCGGCTGCACAGGACGAACAGAGCGTGGAGGAGCTGCGCGATCAGTGCGGGGACACGCTCGGCGCGCTCAGTCCAAACGGCCCGCCCGACGCCTACGAATACGTCTGTAAGAATCCGAAGCTGACCGGCAACACGGAGATCAACCGAGCGTCAACGCAAGGGGACAGCGACACCGGCGAGGTCACCGTCTACGTTGCCAGCGCTGCCGGTTCTGTTTCTGCGCCGAGCGTGGCCGCGGCGCAGCAAGCCGTCTATCGCTGGGCCACGCCCTGGACGGTGCGGCCCACGGTTGTCAGCGCGGCGCCGGTGTCGGTGAACATCGTTGCCCAGATCGCCGGCGACGGGATCCCGGCGTCGTTCCAAACCGCCATAAACGGCGAGCTCGGGAAGCTGTTCGTCGGATTGCCGATCGGCGCCACAGTGTACCGCTCTCGGATCATTGCGGCGATCCACGCTGCTGTTCCGCAGATCGCATCAGTCAACCTGATCGCTCCGGCTACGGACACCATTCTCGCCGCGTACGCCGTGCCGACGCTCGGCACGCTAAACATAACCGAGGTAGCTCTCTGATGGCTCGCACGTTTCGGTCGCTGTTCCGGTGGTTGCTGCCCGGCAACTACCACACGGAGGGTTCCGACGGTCAGAAGGTTCTGCATTCGCTTTCTCTGATCGTGGACGCCTTCGACTCGATCAACCGGGAACGCCTCACCATGCGCTTCCCAAGCTATGCGGGGGAGAGCGCGCTCGCACGCATCGGCGGCGATCGCGGAATACCGCGAGGGCGTTCGGAGGTGAAGGATCACTACGCGAATCGCCTGATCGCTTGGCGGTATCCGCGCGGGCATCGCGTCCGCGGCAACGCCTTCGCGCTGCTCGAACAGATATGGGAATACTTCGGCGGCGGCTTCGCGCTGTACACGGAGCAGGCTAACGGCATTCAGTTTCGGCGAGCAGCCAACGGAACCGAGACGGTCACGGAGATCGGCGGCTGGGACTGGGACAGCCTCTCGATTGAGGGGTGGACCTCGAAGTGGTCTCGCGGTTGGATCGTGATCGACGGCACGAACCTGATCGACCCAACGCCGGACTACGGCGATCCTTCGCTCTACGGCGGGCAGCACGGGGATTCATCGTATGCGCTCGGCCATGTTGGGATCTCCGCGGACGACGTCACCGCGATCCGTAAGCTGTTCCGCGGTCGCGCCTGGAAGATGGCCGGATCGCGCGCCATGTGGGCCATTCTGTCGTTCGATGGCTCGGCGCCGGTCCCCGAAGGTGCGTGGGGCCTGTGGGCACGAGACGATGGTACAGGTAACTACGAGGCGGCTCGACCCAGCATCTTCCGCTATTGGGCGCTGGACCCCACGGCGAACCTGTACAGCGGCGATCCCGCGAAGTTCCCTCGCTCCGCTGACATGCCGGGTGGCGGGACCTACGCCGGCGATCCGACCGGCTTCGCGGTTTCGTCTGCGCTGCCTGGAGGTTTTACGTATGCGGGTAACCCAGCTTCTTGGCCTACGTCTGCTACCCTAGTTGACGACGGATCGATCCCATGACCGTAACCGCGTCCGACTTTAACGTCCCGATTCAAGTCCTGTTCGACCGGACGGCGTGTCTTGTTCCGAACGTCGAGCCGTTCCAGTCGGACGGGGTTTCGACGCACACCACGGGTACGTGGACGAAGCCTGCCAAAGCGTTGTGGGTGGAGATCCTCGCAATCGCCGGCGGCGGACCAGGCGGCAACGGCGCAACGGATCCTGGCGGTGCGCCGGGCGGCGGTGGCGGTGGCGGTAGCGGCGTGCTCCGCCGTCTCCGGTTCCCTGCATACCTGCTGCCAAGCACGCTGACCGTGGACGTTGGTAAGGCTGGCGCCTCCACGCTGATCTCCGGCGCGGGCGGGTTCCTGGTTGTGTGCTTGCCGGGCGCAAGCGGCGGGAACGGCAGCTCGCCGAACGGCGGCAGCGGCGGTGGGCAGTCTAGCCCGAATGGCACCGGTGGCGTTGGTGATGCTGGCCTAGGTGACACCGGCGCTGGCATGTCCGGAGTGGAGTCGTCTGCGGGCGGCGGCGCTGGCGGCGGGAATACGTTCAACGGCGGCCAAGGCGGGCCGGGCGTATGCGCCGCTGGCGGCGCCGGCGGCACGATCGTCGGCACGAAGGGGGGTAGCCCCGGCCTCGGCTACGGCGCTGGCGGCGGCGGCGGCGCTGGTGGTCCCTCGGACGGCGGCGGCGCTGGCGGCGGCGGCGCTTCGGGCTACGGGTTCAACCTCGCTGCTAGCGCTGGCGGTAACGGGTCGGGGACGACCGGCGGTGTCGGCGGACTTGGCGCACCGGGCTACGTCTTGATCACTACGTGGTGCGGAGAGGACTTGCGGCCATGAGTCTAGACGCCCTTCTCGGCCAGGTTTTTAACAGCGGAGTAGCGCTCGAGCTCGGCGGCGGGCTCGACTTCGCCGACGGGCTTCAGGCCGTATACGACACAGCGAACAAGCGGATCAAAGTGATCGCGGTTGGCGGCGGTTCCGGCGGGGGCGGCCACACGATCGCGAACGAAGGTACGCCGCTGCCGGCGCGCAGCGTGCTCAACTTCGTCGGCGTCAACGTCAACGTGACGGACGGTGGTGCGGAAACGACGGTCACGATCTCAGGTCCGACGACGGCTTACGTAGACGCCGGCGACGTGTCCACGCTCGCTGCCGCCGCGTCGTTGATCCCGGTGGCCGGCGGTGCGCCGGTAGCCGTTAATCTCGCCGGCGTCGCCGGAGCCTCGGGGAGTGACTCGGCCTGGGCGCGTCGGGACCACGTACACCCGATTACCGGACAGCTGCCCACCGCGAACATCGCGGACCGCGCGATCACGGTCGCAAAGCTCCCGGCGATCGCCACGGACACGCTGCTCGGCCGCGACTCCGCGGGGACGGGCGACGTCGAGGTAATCACGCTCGACCCCGCCACGCTACAAATGAACGGCGCCGGCGCTCTAAGGATCCCGGATCAGCTCGGCGCGCGCGGCACGCTGAACGTCATCCTGGATCTGTACCCGTCGGTGAATCTGAAGGGGACGCTCGCTACGAGCAGCACCGTTAACTTCGACGTGGCGATTGTCGCGGGCAAGGTCTTCTCGATCTACTTTGACATGTTCGTGGACGACGGTTCCGCCGGCCCCTGCAAGCTGTGCAAGGCGATCAAAGTCATGGCGCATCAGGTAGCCGGCGCCGTCGTGCAAGAAACGAAGGACGTCGCGCACTCTTCCGCGCTTTCTGGTTGGACGTTCGACGGGGCGATAAGCGGAACTAACTACCGGTTCTCTCTCAATAACGCCAGCGGCGTCACGGGTACGTACCGTCTCCTCGGCGGCTTCGTGCGTTCGGATAAGCCATCGTGATCCTTTCATCGGTCCAGCAGCAGACGCGCGCGCGGCTACCCCGCAGGCCGGATCCAATCGCGCGCGCTGGTTCGCTGTGGGTGCCGAAGGAGCGCCGAATCGAATGCTTCGGCGGCGGTAGCTGCGGTGGGTTTGGGTCCCGCAACGCAGCATCGGCGCCGAGGGACACGCCGCTCAACATTGACGGGAACGCTAACCTAAAGTGCTGGTTCGACCCGAGCGCACGCCTCACGCTGCACACTACGCTACTCGCACTGACGACAGGCAGCCCCGCGCCGTCGGTGTGCACGATCAGCGCCGACACACCCGGCACGCTGTCTACGTCGATCGATCTGCTGATCACGGTTGCGAACACGGGTACGCGCGACGGTGGCGCTACCTTCAACTATTCGATCAACGGCGGTGCCACGAACTACAACGCCGCGCCGATCGCTATGGGAGCGGACGTCGTACTTCCCGGCATCGGACTGCGGGTGCAATTCGCGCTCGGAACATATACGGCCGGCGTTCACAGCTACCGCGGCGTGCTCGACCAGGTGGTGGAGGGGTCCGCAGCCGGGCACGTGTTCACGTCCCCCGTAGCCACGACGTCCCGCGTCTACGTCAAGTCGAACGCGAAGAACGGCCGCCCGACAATCAATAGCGATGCGTCTGGTAACAAGTACCTGAAGTGTTCTACCTCCCTGGCGGCCACGCTCGGCGCGGGTTCGCGAACGTTCGTTGGCATTGTGAAGACGAACGTCACCGCCCCGGGCAGCACGTTCGCTTGGCTGGCGCTTAACTCCAGCACCGACCCGGATCCGTACTGGAAGATCGCCGTCAACTCCGTCGGCGGGGCGAACGATATCGGCGTGTTCTCCACGAGCGACGCGGGTGTGAACGCCACAACGCGACACGGCCAGGCGCTCGACTTGCTGTACCACTTGCTCACCGTTGTGTGGGACGCCGGCACGAACACGGTCACGGCCTACGACAACGGCGTTCAGATCTTCACGGGTTCCCAAGCCGTCGGGACGCAAACCTTCGACACCCTGTATCTCCTGTCCGACGTTGGCCCCCACGCCCTGAACGGCGAGATCGGCGAATTCTGCTTGTACGATGCCGCCCTCCCGACGGCCACGCGCCAGACCGTGGAAGGTTACTTCCGTACTCCGTGGGGATTTACGTAGGTCCAGAACGCCTATTAGTGCATACGCAAAAAGCTGAGCTACGCTTACCGGCATGTCGCTCACCCATGGCACTCCCACCCGTACCGCCGCGGCGGATTGCGTCGTAGACCGCGTGGACGGGGGCTCCCCCGGCCTGCTCAAGATCCGGAACGGCTCCACCGTCCTCGCCACAATCGTGCTCGCAAACCCCGCGTTCGGCGCAGCGAGCGCTGGCGTGGCCGCCCTGCTCGGGACTCCGCTCTCCGTGGCGGCCTCGGGCGGCGGCGCCGGTACGAACGCGGACAACTTCCAGATCTGCTCGAGCGACGGCACGGTGATCTTCGCCGGCAGCGTCACCGCGACCGGCGGCGGCGGTGACCTGACTTTGGACAACGTTTCGATCGCCACGGGCCAAACCGTCACCGTCACGTCCGGGTCGTACACCGCTCCGGTCTGAAGGCCCCGCCATGCGCCGGGTCTACGCTCCGTGGGTCGGCTCGCCGGGTGTTGTCGAATCGGTAACGCTCGAGCCGACGTTCCCGATCGGTACACTCCAAGCGGCGGCTGTGTCCGCTTCGTTCCACGCTGCGGGCACCGTTGCTGCGCCGCCGAACAACTCAATGGTGGCGCTTGCGCAAGTAGCGCACGCCGGCTTCGCGGTGACGAACACGGACCATGCCGTGCTCCACGCGGCCTCCGATCCCGCGACGATGCAGAGCTACCCGACCGGCACGTTACAGGCTGCCGCGGGTCTGGCCTCGTTCTCCGGGGCGCTGACGAACACCGGCCACGGCTTGCTCGCCGGAGCCGCTCAGGTTGCCGGCGCTGTGTTCGCGGGTACGGTCGGGACGGCGCTTTCGCCGGCGGCCTCCGCGGACTTCAACCTTGCGAAGAAGATCACGCTTGGCACGACGCTACGCGCGAGCGGCGCCGGCCCTGTCGTCTCGCTGTCCGTCACCCCGGCGAGCGGCGGATCGCTCACGTATGCAACGAACCCGCCAGCGATCTACGTCGAGATCACGACCGGCGGCGCGCTCAACGTGGGCGCATTCAAGGTGTCTTACGACGGCGGGCAGACCTTCGCCCACACCGGCGTCACGCTCCCGAGCGGAGGCACGTACGACCTGGACGGGATCGCGACTGGCAACCGCTTGACGTTCGCCGCCGGGACGTACGCCACCCCCGACACCTACCAGTCCACGCTCGCTTCGATCACCTCGGATGATACGAACGGCTACGTGCTCGCCATGGCCACGGCCGCGACCCAACCGATCTTCGGCAAGGATGCGACCGGCTACTTCTTCCAGACGGCGGCTGCGCAGTACATCGAAAACACGACGGCCGGTCTCCTCGCGCTGAGCGCCAACGATCCAGCGCTCACGATCATGATGAAGTTCGCGCCTGTCACGGCAGACGCGACCGAGGATCTCCTGGTCTGGTCTCAGACGGGCGGCACCAACGGCCAGCGGCGTATCGGCAAGTCTGTAACCGGCACGGGTCGGCTCACCGCTGTGGCCGTGGACGACTCGGGCGTGTCCACGAACACGAACCAGACGCGCGGTGTGGACGACTTGACGAACGGCGGCGTGGTCAAGTTCTGTTGGAAGTGGCCCGGATCGAACGGTGGCGTTACGTGCCGCGTGAACGACGCCAACTCCAACCCATCCGGCGCAACCTGGAATCCCGGGACGACCGTGACGCATGGGCGCCTAGCGTGGGGCGCAACGCACGATAACGCCGTACGGCGTCAATCAAGCGCGAAGTTCTACCGCCTCGTGATGTGGAACTCGGCGATCTCCGGCGCCGGGGAGACGGCCTGGAATGCGGCGATCTGATTGCACCGCAGGGAGCTGCTCATGATCGGCCGCGTGCTCGTCAAGTGCGCCCTAGTAGCGGCGTGTTCAGCTAGCCACGGAAGTTTCGAAGCGACGTCCGGCGTCGTGGACGTTCTGATCTACGCGGGCCAGAGCAACATGGTAGGTGCCGATTCGTCGAGCACGCCCGCCTGGCTGCCCTTCGCTCCGATCCCAGAGTGGTTCAGCGATCTGTTCTACGATGACGGCCTACACCGCTGGGACCCGCTGCACGTCAGCCCGCACGGTGCCGTGTTCTCCCACGAAGTACAGACCGCGAAGCGCCTGTACGATGCGGGCTATCAGGTTGCCGTCATCAAGATGGCGCAAGGCGCGACCTTCTCCAACCGGTGGGTGCCATCGTGGCCCGGCGGTCCGGCGCAAGAGTTCTACACCGAGCTCGCCGAAGCGGTGGCTTCGCTAACCACCCAGTTCCCGAACGCCACCGGCTTCCGTTTCCACTTCACGTGGGATCAAGGTGAAGAAGAAGCGCGCTACGGTTACCCGTCCCCGAACACCGCCGAGACCGCTGTGATCATGGCGTGGGACGACAACGTGAACGCGATCCGCGCACAGGTCGAAACGATCGTGGGGATCGATGTGGACTTTCAAGTGGTGCGAACGTGCTCCACGATCGATCACAAGGTCTTACCGGGCGTGCTCGAGCAGCTTCAGCTGAACGTGGTGGACGACCCAGCCGATCTCCACGACACGAACGATCTCGTGTTCCGGTCCGACAACGTCCACCGCATCGGGGCGAGCCAGCTGACCCTCGGGGACCGCATCGCCGACCGTATACTTGCCAAGCTGGCGGCCAATCAGGTGCCAGTCCTGGCCGCGTAATCCTGCTCGGTGGCGCAAGGTAAGCGCAGAGCTACACTTTGCGCATGCCCTCGTTCGATGATCTCAAGGCCGTCGCCCAAGCCGCGTCCCAACTGGTCGGCGCTCTTTCACTGTTTTGCACCGCCGTCGCGCTGATCTGCCCGAAGGACTCCGGCATCGGTAAGTTCTTCGGCGCGATCGGCGTCAACCTGAGGGGGCACAAGTGAAGCCGACGCTGCCGATCGTCGCGGCGCTGCTCCTCGCCGGCTGCGCTCTGTTCGCCGACGCTGCGGACCACGCCGGCCAAGCCTGTTCGATCGCCGAGAAGGCATGCGCGGACTACGCGAAGCTGCCGGCGGAGTACCGCCGCCCGGACGTAGACAAGCGCTGCGCTCCGTGGCTGCGGGCTGAAGGCGCCGGCGGGGCGGAGTGATGCTCTCCGATCGCGAGATGCGCGGGATCTTGGCGTCGGCGTTCAGCCGGCGCTTCGGCCGTGCTGGTACGCGCTGCGAACTCCAGTGCCTCCAGGCCGTGGCGTGGCTCGAGACGTCGTACGGCTCGGGCTGGAAGCCGCCCGGCGCCGACTCGAAGAACCTCGGCGCCTGCCAGGCCGGCGCCAGCTGGAAGGGGCGGACGTTCGTATACGTCGATACGCACCCCAAGGCAGACGGCACGAACGTTCCTTACTCCGTCGCGTTCCGGTTCTACGACACGTGGGATCAAGCCGCTGACGACCTCGTGAAGATCGTCTACGTGAACGCTAGCCGATCAGTCGCGCTGGCCGCGGCCGGCGTCGAAGACACCGCCGCGTTCTCCAAGGCGCTCCACGACACCGGCTATTACGAGGGCTTCGGCGCCACCGTTGGCGAGCGCGTATCGCATCACCATGACGCTGTGGTCTCTGCGATCCGGCGCCAAGCCAAGGCACTCGGTGAGCCGCTGCCGCACGACGTGGCGACGGCGCCAGAGGTGCCGCCGACACTGAAGCTCGGCGCGAAGGGCGCGTGGGTGCGTACCCTTCAGGAGCGGCTGCGCGCTGCGGGCCATGACGACCTCACCGTGGACGGCGGCTTCGGACCGCGTACGCTCGCCGCCGTGCGGGCGTACCAGATCGACGCCGGGCTACTGCCGGACGGTGTCGTGGGCCCGAAAACCTGGCTCGCTCTGGGGGCGCCGTGACGCTGCCGGAGCTGCTCGGCAGCGCTGCGGCGTTCCTGACGGTCGGGCTGGGCGCGTACCGCGCCGTCGCTGCGAAGCTCGAAGGCCTCGTGGGAAAGAAGGAGGCCCCCGAGGATGGCTCGCTGCGGGACGTCGTGATGCGCATCGAAGGCAAGATCGACGCGCGCCACGAGCAGACCGCCGCGCAGCTCGACAAGCTGGGCGAACGCCTGGACCTGGTCGAATCGCGCGTCTTCACGCCGCCGGCTCGCCGCGCCTTGCGCTCGAGTCCGGGGGAGTGATGCGCTCGGGGGAGTACAGCTACGTCCCCGATGATGAGGAGCCGACGAAGCCCGGTGGCACGGAGCCGGCCGGGTCGGTGATCACGCGCCTCTACACGACGCTCAGCCCCGGCGAGCGCCGCCGACTCGCGAAGCTGTTCGAAGCGTGGACGTCATGCGACGCGAACGGTCGCGCGCTCGTGGAAGGCGTAGCCGGCGAGCTCGCACGGCGGGCGCCGGGTTAGTCGCACGTCCGCTTCGTGGACCAGCACTCAGGTTTGATGCACGCTTCGGGTGCGTCCTTCGGGTAGAAGCACGTCCCTTCAGTGATCGTGCACCCTGGGAACTGGGGATCTGGATCGGCGGGCCGCATCACGCACTTGGCGAACGCATCGGGCCCGAGCTCGTGGCAGTAGAAGTCCGCCGGGCACTTCGGGCCGGAGCCACCCGCGCCGGCGCTGCCGGTCTGGCCTGCCGATCCTCCGGGCTCCGAACCCGCAGCCGTGCCGCCGGAACCTCCGCCGCCCTTGCCGCTCTCGGGCGACGTTCCTGCCGATCCTCCAGGGGCTACGGTGCCACCGTCGGCGGCGGTGCCTGCCGGAGGAGCGGGGGCGCCAGCAGCACCGGCCCCGCCGGCGTCGCTACCCGCTTCGCTGGAGACGCTTCCAGCTGCCGACGACTCTCCGGCCGTCCCCGCCATGCTCGGCGCGCCAGCGCCCGCGGGAGGGGCTTCGTTGCCGCCGTCTCCAGACGACGCGGAGCACCCCACGAGCAAGGCGACGGCGGCAACGAAACGCACCACGGATCAACATACGCGGGAGCGGGGCGGCGTCTACCCTTCCGCGCCCTTGTGGGCCTGGCCCACACCAACTGTCCAAAGCTGTCACTTTCTGGCATCTTCTTTTCCCGGTCTCCGTGCGGATCGCGGCCGAAAACCGCAGACACACCAGCTTGAGGTGCTGGCGCCGTAACTGGCTTGGAGGTTCAAGTCCTCTCCGCTGCACTAGAAAAAGAAGGCACTTCGCCGGCGGCTCACGACGGGCCCCGGCCGGCGAGATTGTGGGCCAGGCCCACAGCTACCCTGGAGAGGGGCGCTTCCGCCGCACGTCCACCGCGGCCGCTGCGCCCTCGTAGCCGGGCTTCACGTACCTGGCCGTCGTGCTGACCAGCGTGTGGCCCACGAGCCACTGGACGGCCGGCAGCGCAGCGCCCGCCCCCAGGCTGTGGGTGATCATCGCACTCCGGAAGTGCGCGGCGCAGAACCGCTCGGCCTTGTCCGCGGGGAGGGCCCCAGCCGCTGCCGCCGCGATGTGCTCCCGGTAGTTGTGCCACCCAAAGATCGGCCCCTTGTACGGCTTGCCGTCCTCGGCCATGGCGCGGAGCAGGTAGTCCAGGATACGGCGCGCGCGGCGGCTGAGCGGCACGTCCCTCGCCCACCGCTCCTTCACCGACTTCGCGTCCAGCTTCAACGCGGCCGCCCCGATCCGGTAGTGCGTCGGCGTGAGCAGGCGGTCCAGCGTCGAAGGCCGTAACCCCGTCTCGTACGCCACGAGGAAGCGCGCGCGGATCGGGAAGCGCCCCACCTTCCTGCTCGAGCTCCACTCCGGGAGCTCATTGATCACCGCTAGTGTTTCGGCGGCCGTGAGCGGCGGCGCTGCTCGGCGCGTGCGTCGTGCGTACGTCGTGCCGGTCGCGCGCTTCGGTAGCGTCGGCACGACCATCGGTTCCGTGATCGCGCCGGACTCGAGCGCGTACGCGGCGAGCGACCGCAAAGCGCTCTGCTCCTTCCGTACGGTGACGCCTTCAACCTGGAGGAGCCGCGCGCGCTGGTAGGCGGTGGCGTCCTCTGACGTGAGACGCTCCGTGGATCCGAAGAACGGTTTGAAGTGCGACTCTGCGTACCCGCCCCACGTCTTGATCGTCGTGCGGGCGTGCGTCGCTTGGAGCCAGTCGAGCCAGCGAACGATCAGCGGGCCTAGCGCTTCGGCTGCGCCGCGGCGGGCACGCTTCGGGGCTGCGGCGCCGGCTCTAGCTCGAGCAACGATCTTCGCTGCCTCGAGGTCAGCGGCAACCGGGTCGCTAGTTCCAGTAGATCGTTCTGTGGTGCGGGCCTTGGGCGCGGGGCGGAAACGGACTTTAATGACGGCGCCCGGCGAACGCTGCCGCAGAGTCCACCCGCGCCAATCGTTGCGTTTCCGTTTCGCCACAGTGCTTCGGCCTCCTCGCGAGAGAAGCGAGGGTGCTTTCCAAAACACCGTTCCGTCAAGAGGGGGCGGAGATGGCGGTCAAAAGTGCGCGTGCTGACGCCGAAGATCGCAGCCGCAGCCTTGCGTGTGATCGCGTCCGTCATGTGTGCCGACGTGGGACGATCTTCGACTGGGGGTAGACGTCTCGGCTCGGGACGTATACGTTCAGGGTGGGGTTGGAAAGGCAGAGGCGCGAGAATGAGTAAACCGAAAACGAAGCCGAGCAGCACGCGGACGGACAACGTGACGTTTCGTTGTCACCCCCTGTACCGAGACGCGATCGTGCGCGCCGCTGACAAGGCTGGGAAAGACGTAAGCGAATACTGCCGCGAAGTGATGATCGACTATGCGTACTCAGACCTCGGAGAGCGACGGCCGAACCTGCCGCCGGTAGGCCGCGACACGCGGAAGCGCATGATCGCCGAGGCCGCAAAGAAAGCTGGCCTGACCGTGCGGAAGTACATGCTTGAGCTCGCGGCAGCGCAAGCGCAGATGGATCTGGGCTTCGACGCGGACGAACCCTCGCCCGTCGGAAAGCCGACAACGGAGCGCCGGCCACTCCGTGCGCCCGGAGCGCTGCCGCGCGTGGACCCGGTGACGTCGCTGTCCCGTGGTCAGAGTCGGCCGCGACGGCGATCATAGGCGGACCTCGCCGAACACTGCGAAGGTTTCGGCGAAGGCGTGGAGCCAGTGCAACCGCTCGGCCATGTCGACGCGCGGCGGCAAGTAGACCAGCGCCGAGGCATGCGACGGCGATCCTTCACCGGGCGCCCTACTCTCACCCCAGAACTTGAGCCGCCGAGACGGAACGCAGAACGGAAACCTGTACGGACCGGCATAGCCGAAGCGCTGCCCCGTCTGAAACAGGTTCATGTTGAAGCTGACGAAGATCGCCTGTTCGACGCGGCCGGCCAGGTATTCGTCGAGCAGCTTCCACCACCCGTGGATGGCTCCCGGCTTCACCAACGCCTTCGCGGCTTGCGCTGGCTTGCGTTTCACTCGCGAGCTCGGCGGATTGACGAACGCCTTTTGTGGATCAGCTGAATCGCCCCACTCCTCGGCGTAGCCGTCTGCGCCGGCGCCGCCGGGACCGAAGAACATGCTTGCGCCAATGACGCGGTTCGCCAGAGCGCACGAGAAAGGGTCCAGGTCGATCCTGCCCATAACCTTCGTAGCCGCGTGGGCGACGTCTGCCGGCGAGAAGTGCTCATCAGAGTTGGCGGAGTGCAGGGCGGCGGGCGACGTCATTTCTCGCCCTTCCCCGGGACGGCGCGGATCTTACCTTCGGAACCGCGCTCAGCTTCGGCGTGGGAGGCGGTGATCGCGCGCGCGCACGTCCGGCACGTCGCCCCGTCGTGCGGCTTGCCCGGAACCTGGAATCGAACCACGTCCTCGGTTGTTCCGCAGTAGCCGCATACGTCGTCGCTCATAGTGCCCCCGTGATCCAGGCCCAGAGCTGCCGCACGCCGCGGCGCTCGCAGTGGTTCCAGAAGTGCCCGAAGTCGAACACCCAGTTCAGGAGCTTGTTCTCCTGCTCGGGCGTCAGCTCAAGCCACCAACGTTCTAGACGCTTCTCCCGTTCCAGAGTTTTGGTCGGATTCATCGGACACCTACCGTCGCGCGCATGATCTCGCCGAGCTCTGGGTCGTACGTGACCGCGACGCTGGCGCGCTTGGAGCGGTAACCCGCGCGGGTAGCGTAGGCGTCGGACGCCGCGAGCGTGCGCAACGTCTCGAGTGTGCAGCCGCGGAGTTCCCAGAACGTTTTCGAGTGGATGTGACCGGTGAACCAATGCCGCTCGGCCTTCGCTTTGGCCCACCACTCCGGCACGTCCTCCGCCATGATCCCGCCCAGCGCGTCCGGCTTGCTGCGGTGCCCGTGCGTGAAGCCGAGTAGGACTTTGCCGTACAGGTAATACTGATGTTCCCGGATGTTGTCGCCGATGGTGACGCGCGGTTCATCGCGGTACCAAGCGCGCAGCCACTCCGCGAGCAGGAAGCTCAGGTCCGGATCGTGGTTGCCGCAGACGACCCAGACCAAAACCTGATCGTGCTTTTCGAGCATGCGATCGATCTGGATCCGCCACAGCCGCGTACCGACACGCCAGACCTTCGAGAAGCGGCCGTCCACGTCGAGCTTGTGGCCGTGACCGGGCGTAACCTGCTGGTCGTTCTGCGCGTGAAAGTTGTCGCCGATGAGCACGAGTCCGCCGACGCGGCTCGGCGGCGCCGCCGCGAGCAATCGGATCACGGCCTGGTTCGTCACGGCGTCCGCGATCTTCAGGTCGAAGTTTTCGCCGGCCTCGTCGCTGTGCGCGAGCATGCCGACGTGCGGATCGCCAAGGCCGTAGATCGTGAGCGTCTCTTGCAGGTTGCCGAGCTCGGGCCCGGCGAAGCAACCAGCGCCCCCGGCGTAGGGCAGCACAGCCTCCGCGATCGCTGCCTTCGCGGCTTCCCAGCGCTCGGCACGCTCGGGGGAGAACGACTTCCACTGACCGATCAGGTTGCCCTGCGAGTCGGTGAACTGAGAAACCTTGTTCAGCAGGAAGTCCGGCGGAGGCGCTTCCGCTGGCGCGCGCTCCGGGCGGAGCTTGTCCCACACCGCCGTCTGGTCGCCGTCCGCGTCCCGGAGAATCGACTTCGCCCCGATCTCGAAGCCCTCCGGCGTCGTGCCGTGCGGCTTGGTGGGCGCTGCCGGCGGGTTCCACCCGTGCTCCGGCGCCCAGCCGCGGCGAGCCGCGCGCTTGCGGACAGTGCGGATCGCGGAGAAGCACAGCGACACTGGCCGCTCTATCGCTCGAGCCGCCGGGCGGGGCCCGTCGTGCTTGATGCAGGCGTTCAGCCACATCAGCTCGTTCTCTGTGGCGTACGGCTTCAGAGCTTCGAACTCGGCGCGTGAGATCTTGGGGGCTCCCATGTGGTATACCGATTGTAGCGCTGTACGCTTACTCTGCGAGTTCTTCGCCGCAGTCGATGCAGCGTAAGGGCGCACCGCTGCCGGGGTCCACGGTGGCGTAAGCGGGGTGGCGGCACGTCGGCACGAGCGCGTAGCGATCGGCGCCGTCGGGATCGCGGTACACGTGGAAGTCGTAGCCCGGCGGGGCGTCGAGATACCGAGGCGTAGTCAGGGTGAACGGTTCCGTGGGGCGGTCTGCCGGCTCGAAGGCGTCGCACTCGCATAGCCCCTGGTAGGCTGGGTTCGGAGCGAAGCACGGCGAGCCTTCGATCCCGGTCTGCGTTCGGTGCTGCGCGAACTCATGCCCGCACTGGCATTGCGCGCTGAACTCCACAGGCTCCACCGGCGGATCGAAGTAGGTGACCAGCACGTACATCACGGTGCCCCACACGGCGAAGATGCCGAGCAGGTACGGCCACAGGGCGGCGAGCGCGGACCAGTTCATTCGACCAGGACTCCCCGCTCACACGAGCAGCTAACGCCGTGATGCCTTCCGCCGACGGTCACACCGAACAACATCCCCCAGCAGAGGATGACTGCCAGCAGGAACCAGACGCACCCGAGGGGGCTGCCTTTTACTTGTTTGCTCATCGCTTCACTCCGCCTTTCCCGATGCGACCCAGGTCAAACAACCCGACCCCCGCCGCATCCAATGTGTTGAACGAATGGTGTTCGAAAGGCCGCCCGGTGGGGTTCTTCGCGCGGCGTAGCTTTGCTTCGTGGATCAGCTCCGCCGTATCGGCGGGGAAGAACTTCCGCTCCGCCGCGGTGAGCGCAAGCCAGATGCGCCCGTGGAGCACGGCCTTCGGCGTGCCTCCGATCCAGTCGTCGGACGTGTACTCCACGACCATGCGACCGTCGGACAACGCCTCCGCAACTCGGCCGACGTTCCACGCCAGGTCGATGATCACGCCTGGCGGCACGCCACGATCGATCCGGCCGTCGTACTTCGGGCGCTCCACGGCGACGCGGTCCGCGACGAGGACGCCAGCCTTCACGAGCTGGGAAGCCTCGGCGCGGTTCAGCGCGCGCACCGTCGCGGCGAGCTCGCCGCCATCGAACTCTGCCACGTAGCAGCGGCGTTCATTGGACTTGCGGTTGCCGCCGTCGATCGAAAGGAGAACGGTCACGGCGACCCCGGCACGGGCGGATCGTAGGCGTCGAGCTTGATCAGCGCTTCGCGCGCGGCCTTAGCCTTGGCGTGAAGGTCGGCGACAACTTCCGGGAAGTCCGTCACTCCCACCTCCGTGAGAATGTCGTGGAGCTTGCACGCGAACGCCTGCCACTGAAGGCCGATCGCTTGCAGCTCCTCCGGCGTGCGCGTCTCCTCGCCGAGGCACTCCAGGTTATCCGGACTCTCTCTCTCCCAGTTCGGTACCTCCGGGACGTCGGGCACCTCAAGCGCTTCGGCTGCGAACACGAGGCGGTTCAGGTCGCGGAGATGTTCCTCGAAGAACGCCGTGCGCAGCTGCGCGGTGGTGCTCACGGCTCACCCCCGAGCGCGCGGAAGCGCTCCAAGAACCGCGCCTTCCAGTAGCCGGGATCGGGGATGCACTGAATCGGAGCGTCCAGCGGCTCCGGCATGGTGAACCCCGTGGCGTCGCCCCAACCTTCTTGGGGTGCGGGGCCGAACAGGTCACGCTTCTCGGTGGCGAGCGCGGTCAGGTCGGCGTGTTTGATCAGGCGGCGCTCGGCGTCCGTCACGCCGTACCGGAAGTGCCGGCGGATGCAGTTGCCGATCTGCTCAGCAATCACGAGCGGCGCTTGCATCGGCCCGTCGAAGGCGCCGCCGTTGCCGGAGTAGAAGCGCATCAGCGCTTTCATCGGTGAACTCCAGTCGTTCGTATACGCCTCGTCGGCGTCGTGGAGCAGCGCCGCTAGGCCGAGCTCCGGCGCCGTCGCGGCGACGATCTCCGACACCAGGATCGAGTGCTGCGCCACGGAGTAGAACCAGGCGCAGTGTCCGGTGTAGCGGCACAGCATGCTGAGCGCGTGGGCAATGTCCTCCACGCACACCATCTCCGGCATGGGATTGGACAGGTCGAAGGCACGCCCGGTGAACGTCTGAATCCAGAACGGCGCGATCTTCCCAGCGCGGCCGGTGCCGCCCGCGTCGATCACAGATTCTCCGCGCAGCAGTTCTGTCCGCCGACAACGATCGGCCCGAAGTCGGTGCCGTTCTTTTCGACGACGCGCTCCACGAGCGCCTCCGCCAGATCGAAGCCTTCGAGGTTGGCGAAGCGCAGCGCCGCGGTCAGGAGGTCGGCGGCCATCTTGCGGATCTCGGCTTTGCGGTCGGCCTCGAACGCGCGCTCCGCCGAGTTGCTGGCGAAGTCGTCGTGGTCCCGCGCCTCGTACACCGCAGCGATCTTGCCGAGGCTCTTCGCAGCGTGGAGCACGGTGTGACTCCCGAGGATGTGAGGCACCGCGGGAGGCGTGCTGTTCAAGTCGTTCAGGTTGCTTTCGCCCGCCGCCTCGCGGACGCCCGCCGAATACGGCACGGTCCACGGTTGGTTCTGCTGGACCTGGGAGATCGTGAGCAGCTTTGCGTAAGCGCTGTTCGCCATGTTCACGTATACGCCTGACGCTACGGCAAGTTTCCCCGCGGCGCAACGAACCGCGTGGCGCGATGCGCCGTCACTTGCTGTAGCGGTCGCACAGGAATCCTTCAGCGGCGATCGGCATTCCCGCTGCCCACACCGGCACCGTGACCATGAGCGACTCCAGGTAAGCGAGAGCGTCCGCCGCTTCGCTCGCTGGGACTTCGCAGATAATCTCGTCGTGCACCGTGTGGCACGGACGGAGTCCCTCCCGCTCGGCGGCGACCAGCGCGCCGGCCATGAGGTCCCGGCACATCGCCTGGATCGCGTTCTCCGCGAGCTTCCCGCCGTACAGCTTCTCGCGCCCCCGCTTGCCGGTGTAGGAAAGCTCGGGGCGGCCCTTCTCATTCTTAGATACGCGGCATCCACGGTAAGCGATCAAGCGACCGGAAGGCAAGCGACATAAGACTACGCCGTCTACGTTGACGAACTCGAACGGGCCGGCGGCGGCAGTTTCGCCGCGGACGGCCGCCATGCAGGCGTCGTTCAGCTCGCGCCAGAAGGCTACAATCGGCGCGTGAAGTGTGCGCCACGCACCTACAACCATGTCCGCCGTGACCTCCTCGTGGTCACCGATGGCGCCGGACTTCCGGACGGCGGCCGTGATCACTTCCCACGAGGAGCCGTCCTCGATCACCTTGTCGTGAAAGCGCTGGACGCCCATGCCGTAGCCGCAGCCGAGCTCGGCTTGCTTGCCAATGTGGCGGCCAGGGTATTCGCCGGCGGAGCCTTTCGTGTAGTCCCCGGGTTTGCCGCCAAAGATCTGTGCCGCCATGGCGGCGTACGGATCGCCGTTCACCTGGTCGCCGGAGTCGTAGAGCGCGAAGCGCTTCAACGCCTCGTGGTCGCCGGCGGCCCACGCGAGTGCGCGCGCTTCGACCTGGGAGAAGTCGATCACGGCTAGTCGGTACCCGGGCTGGGCGTGGAGCGTCGCGCGGACCAGCGTGTTCACGGCCTTGGCGGACATCGGCGCCTGGCGCAACGGCCCGGGCAACCTCTGGCCCTTGCGCTCGTGAGCGAACACCGCCTCCAGCCGCCCTTCGCGCAGCTCCGTGATCGTGCGTTCGACGTCGAGCGAGCTCACAGAGCAACCCCGAGCACCAACCTGACAGACGGCTCGTTAACCAGATCAACGAGGTCCGGTTCACTATCGAACGCGAACCACTCATTCAGCACTCGGCGAACGCCCAGTACCCTGTGGAGCGCCTTCTCCACCGCAGGCTCGTTATCGCACGCTAGTAGCTGACAGCACACGAGCTGATGCGGACACCCTGTTTGAAGGTGCTGTAGTCTTCGATCGATCGAGTTGTTTCGGGTGACCCCTATCTTGTAGAAGATCGTACCCTCGGCTCGTATCAGGTAGATCATAGGCCCTTCGCCAGGTTGTCGAGCTGCATACCCTTGCCAGCCCAGCGCCCCGTGTGAGCGCCCATGTACGTCCGGTTGTCGCGGAGCCGACCGTCCGGCGAGCAGCGAGCTAGCCCGGCTTCGAGCTTCCCGACGGCGATTGACGCCACCGACTGGCGCGCCTTGGCGAGCAGCGCCACGTGTTCGATCGGCGACTTCGCAAGAACGGCGATCGTGTCGGCGGTGCAATCGACGACGGGCTCCGAGCCGCGGCGAACGAACTCGAGCGCAAGCTGTTGGTTGCTGCGCACGAGGCTGGCAGGTACGCCGGCCGCGGCGCATGCCGTCCGCGCTAGCTCCTCGCTGGCGTCGATCAGAATCTGCGCGAGCTCGCGGTCGAAACAGATCCCGCGGTCGTTCAGCGCGCGGTCCGCCGCCACGAGGCCGGGGAGATCGGCGTCGTGCCACTCCCACAGGGCGGCCGACCATGCGCCCGCCATCACTTCGACGTCTAGACCGCAGTACTCAAAGACGCGACAGAGCACGTCCGTCGGGATCGGCGCCGGCCCCGGACCGCCGAGCGCCGTGATCCCGTCCAGGATCTCTACGCACTTCGCCTTGATCTGCGCCGTCGGGAGTCGTCCGGCGTGCGTCGCCTTCCACTCCGCCTTCTCCGTGGCCAGGAACTCGGCCAGCCGCTCGCCGTAGTACCACTCCGGCGAGCTCAGCCGCTTCGTAAGGGCGTTACCCTCCAAGTCCTTCGGCTTGCCCACAAGGTTTTCGCCGAGCCACTCCAGCGACGCTTGAGGGAAGCCGGCGACGCGAGTGATCTCGGCGGTGTCGATCCATTCGTCCGGCTCGGGCCAGCCGAGCAGCGCCCAGATGTGGCGATCGAAGTTGATCGCGTTGTGCGCCGCCAGCTGGCGGAACTTCGGCGGGCGCCATCCGTCGTTGATGCCGACGCGGCGGCCGACGCTCATGGGGCAGGGGCCGACGTGCTGGGAGTAGCAGAAGCGATCGCCGGCGGGCGTCCAGAGGACGGCGCAGACGACCTCGGTGGACGGGTGCTCGGCGTACCGCCGCCCACCGATCGCCTTCAGGTCGGCCCGGCTTCGGGTTTCGAAGTCCACGAAGGCGATCGCGGGGGCGGTCACGCCAGCGCCTTCGCCAGCTGACGGAGTTTGCGCTCCGCGTAATCCGCGGCGAGGTCGCGCGTCTTTCGCCACACCTGGAGGTTCGGCTCAGTGACGTCGCTGTCACGGTTGCCCCGGAACAACCAGATGCTAACGCGCCAATCCTTCCGCCCCTGCTCGTCTAGTGCTGGATCGATCTCCACCAAGACAGGCCCGCGCTTCCACGTGTAGTGGATCCCGTCGTCCGCGCTAACGCTGTCGCACTCTGCGCCGAGTATGTTGGGCGTGGCAGACACGATTCCACGGAACGTTTTCGCGTCGTGCTCGCGACTCGTGAGGTAGCTCACTTCGCCAGCTCCTCCGCCGCGAACTCCGCCATCGACGGATCGGGCGAGTGCTTCACGATCTCCGCGAGCGCTTCCTTCCAGCGCGCGGGCCGTCCGATGAACTCCTCGTACATGTGCTCCCATACCTTGATCGCGGCGTGCACGTCGCCGAGCGACGTATGGGCGTCGTGCTCGACACCGAAGAACTTCGCCAGGTACACGAGCCCGGTCCGCTCCACCTTGCCTTGGACCCACAGGAGGTACCCGAGTGAGGCCGTGTTCAGGACGCGGTGGCTCCACTTCGGCACTTTGACGCCAGCCCCGAAGCGCTCGATCTCGAAGGCGATCCGTTGCTTGTCGAACTCGGGGTTCGAACCGGCGAGGTAGTTCTTCGTCAGCCGATCGCGCATCACAGTGCAGTCGTCCAGGTTCCACGGCACCGCCTTCGCGTGCTTCCAGACGTCTGCCCGGTAGCTCAGCGGGAACCCGTCCACGCCGCGGTAGATACCCTCGGCGTCGGGCTCCGGGAGCTCGTGCAAGTTGCGCGGCTGAATCAGCTTGTGTGCCAGATTCGACACTTCGCCGTCGTTCCAGTCGGCGATCGCGTACTCCGTGATCTCCGGCCCGAGCTTCGGGTTGCTGGCGAAAGGCTCCTTCTCCGGGAGGCCGGTCGTCTCGGTGTCCAGGAAGGTGAGGATCACGGCCGCACCGCCTTCGCGCGCTGTGCCGCGAGCTGCGCCTTACGGCGCCGGATCACGGCGGACTGAATGTTCTGGTAGGCGGTGAACCGCAGCTCGTGTGAGGGCTGGAAGTGAACCGCCCGGCCCGACAGGTTGGCCACGCGATCAATCGAGCGGCGGATAGTTCGGCACACCGAGCTCACGGCAACACCGCCCGGACGAAACAGTCCTTCGCTTCGAGCAGCTTCCGCAGCCCGGCCGACTTCTCGGGCCCGTCGGGCAGATTCGCCTCCGCCTCGTACGCCAGGCGACACACGCTCGCCGACGCCTCGCGGAGCGGGCCTTCGGGGAGGTGTTGATAGGTGAAGTACCTCAGGATCGGGGACGGCATTTCTTAACTCCTATGGGTTAGCGACCCCAGCGCGGCGCGTGGGTTGGGCGCGGTGGCGCCGCGCCGGGGTCTGGGCACCATGCGAGGAATCGAACCTCGCTCTCACCCCGTTGTATTGGGGCCGCTCGCCGTGGCGTACTGGTGCTGTAGCGGTCTCTCCCGCCGTCTGCGCTCGCGTTGCCGGGGTATGGTCCCAGGGCGTGGCGCGTGGTCGTTTTACAGCGGATACCAGCTGTAGTTGCTGAGCACGGAGACGGCTTTGCCTTCGAGCGGCGGCAACGGCTGCACCGTCACCTTCGCCTTCATGCCGGCCAAGGGGTTCTCACCGAACAGCGGCTTGCCGTTCACGCCCTTCTCCGCCACGGCCTCGGCGTCTCCTTCGACGCACATCATCAGCACTTCGGCCAGGTCTTCGCCGGACACGCCCGGAGCTTCGTCGCTCTCCAGCGCTTTCTGAAACTCCTCCTGCTGGTTCGAGCTGAACCCCATGCAGGCCATGGTCATGCTGATGTTCTCTGGCCCCGTCACCACGAAGGCCTTCGCGTGGAGGTCGCGCTTGATCGTGCGCAGCTCGCCCACCTTCAGGATCGGAGACTCCAGGATCTTCACTTCGATCTTGAGCCACGGGTTGTTCGCCTCGGGGTCCAGGCGGACCGTCTTTACGATCTCCACCGTGTGCGTTCCGGCTTCGTTGAAGAACGGCGATCGCCCTTCGCGAGGAGCAAGGCCGCCGTACCGGCTCTTCTTCGCAGCGCCGCCCGCTGCCTGCTTTCCGGCGCTTTGGCCCGCCGCTTTGGCCTTGTCCAAGATGCTCATTCAGTCTGCCTTTCGTCGAAGCCACCGGAGCGCGTCGCTCGGTGGGTTCCAGTCCTTGATACGCGCGCGCAAGATCTTCTGTTTCTGCGCTTGCACAGAAAGCACACCTTCCGCTTCCCCAGTGGCGACGTCGAACGCATACCGCGTTCCGCCGCTGGTCATGAGGAGGTCCCAGGTTACCGGCTTCGTCTGCCCCGAGCGGTGGAAGCGGCCGAAAAGCTGCTCGAGTTTCTCCGCCGACTGAGGCATCCCGACGACGGCCCCACAGTGGAAGCGGTACTGAAGGTTCCGCCCCCTCGTGTTCGCGTTGATCGACGCGACGGCGCAGCGGTCGTCCACGTGCTCGATGTTGCTCCCGTCGGCGGCCTCGCCTTCGGCGCCGTAGTACCTGATGCCAGCGGCGTGCGCGATGGCTTCGCCCATCGGGACGGACGACGTCCAGATCAGCCCACCGCGTGGGTGAGCCGCGGCCCACGCCGCCGCCCAGCGCACGACGGAGTCCGATATCCACTCCGCCTCCGGCTCCGGCGTGAACGTCGTCTTGACGGCGTTCCACGCTTCGACGATCGGGTGATGCGGGTACGCCTTCGCCACCGCCTTCGCCGTATCCTTGGGGTTCGTGCTGTAGGCCGTCCGCTTGACGACGTCGGCCACGAGCTGGAAGTACGCGCGCCGCGCCATGCGCCACTCCTCGGGCGGCGGGTACTTCCACCGCCCCCAGAAGCCGCAGCCCAGCTCGGTTTCCCCGCGCCAAAAGCTCAGCGAATCGATGATCTCTTGGCCGTCCGGGAGCGTCCACTCCAGCCGGAAGGTTTCGAAGGCCTCGGAGATCAGGCGATCCTCGGGCGCCGCAATGAGGTTGAGCGTGAGCGGCTGATCGCAGTCCACGCCTTCGCGTTCTTCGAGCTCGTGGTCCACGATGATCACGCCCGGCGTCGTGAGCAGGCGGGTCCGAAACGCGGACCGCGCCGTCGCCAGCTCGGAGCCTTCGTCGGCTACCTCGGCGAGCTCGAGCAAGGCGCCGGCGCGGAGACGTCGCTTCGTGCTGGTAGCGCGCTGCTGGTCCAGGGCGTTGGCCCACTTGGCCAGTTCGTCGGGGTCCAACGGGATCGGGCTACCGTGCTCGCGCGACCAGTTCAGGAGGTGCGCGAAGTCGCGAACGGACCAGCGCATACCGGTACCGGTTGCGACCACGAACGGGACGCCGCGACAGCGCGCCCACTCTTGCACCGGGCCCACGGTCTCGGCGAGGACGTTGCGCGTCTCGCTCCACGTCTCCACGTCGATGAACCACTCACCGTCTTCTTCCCGCATCGGGATGGATCCGGCCTTGTACCGGTCCAACCGCATCGGCGCCGACGTCGCCCAGTTCCGCAGAATGTCCGCTTCGTCGATGAACACGAGGTCCGGGCGCAGCCGGTCCAAGAGGTTAAGGTTGTGCTCTTGCCGGAGTTGCGACATGCCGAGCAGCGTCGGCATCGGCAACGGCGTAACCCAACCGGCGCGCGTGTACGCGGCGAACTCCGTCCGCGTCTTGGTCATGAGCGCTTCCGGGATCACCAGGAACGGGCGGACGCACTCGAGAATGTACGCCGACAGAAAACTGATCAGCGTCTTACCGCCGCCCACCGGGATCCCGAGGTAGGCGCCGCGCCCTTGGAATATCTCCCAGAGCGCGATCGCCTGGATCCACTTGAGTGCAAGCCCATTCGCCTTACCCACCGCCGTCGTCAGGTCGGGCGTGAGCTCGGCCGAGAGCTGCTCACCCCACGCGCGCGAGACATGGCGAACCGGCAGCGTGACGATGCGCTCCCAGTCCGCCGATCGCTGGACGGCGGGATACCGGACCAGCGATTGCAGCGCGTAGGGTGAGGGCTCGGCGGGCATCAGACCGGATCGGCGCCGAACTGGCCAGACTCCACAGAGGGCGGGTCCTCGTCGATCTCGTCGGCGTACACCTCATTCGCGTACAGTGCCGGATCGATATCCGTGCGCAGTTCGATCGTGTAATCCGCCGAGCTCACAGCTCTCCTTCGAACGAAGCGTAAAGCTCCTTGTGAAGTGCGGCCGCCTTGGCCAGCGACTTGCCCAGGGCGGTGCCGGCGGGAACCGCGAACTTGTACCCGTCCACCTCCGCGCCGATCTCACCCGCCAACGGCGTAGCCTTGGCTTTCGCTGTTTTCGGAGTGGAGGACTTGGCCGAAGCCGCGGGCGTCTCGGCGGCCGGCGTCGGCTCCGCCTTCGTTTCGGTGGCGGCCGTCTCCGTAGCGCCGACTTCCGGCGCGGTGTCGAGCTTCTCCAATTCGGCTAGCTCGCGCTTCTGTTTGAAGTTGCGGTCCGGGATGGCCCGGAGTTCTTCGAGTCGTGCTTTCTGTTCTTCGTTCAGCATGGGTATCGGTCCTTTTTCTGCGACCTGTGGCCGCGTGAGCTTTCGGATCAGGCCGGCGTACGACGCGCGCGCGTTGCACGGCCCGCCCCGTGAGGCGTGGCAGTCCCGCCCGCCGAAGTCGTCGCAAGCGTCCGGCGACGCCGGGAGCGACATGACGTACAGGTGCCGGGCCTCGGGCTCGGTGGGGCACGCACGCATCACGTCCCGGAGTTCGAGTGCACGCTCCACCAACGCGGTGACGACTTCCTCCGCGTCGCTCCGGCGAATCGTGAACCACACTTCGCGCGCGGCGGGCTTGCCCTCGGTGCGGCAATAGACCCACTGGCATTCGACGCCGTCCAGGCCGAAGCGCTGGCACACGTCGAGCGCGTAGAGGTTAGCCTGCTCCTCCTCGGATAGCTGCTCGGGCTTCTTGATCCACGCGAAGTCGTAGGTCGTCTTTAGGTCGCGGAGCGTGATGCGCCCGCCGACGACGGTCACCAGATCCTTTGAGCCGCTGAACGTGATCGGGTCCGCTTCGACTTGCGCGCGGAGGTGCGCGGGCAGGAACGACCAGTCCAAGCGGATCGCATCCTCGATCAGCGCCGTGTCGCACTCTCGCGGCGCGGGCATCAGCGCCAAGCCGGGGAGCAACACCTCCCCGGGCTTCGTGTGGAACGCTTCGGCGAGGTCCAGCCACGGCATCGGCGGATGCCACAGGCCGGGGATGCCTTGCCGGTAGTAGGCCTCTTGGATGCCGTGCGACGCCTTCCCGCACGCCGGCCGCCGCCGCTTGTTCCACGCTTTGCGCGCCGCCTTCGCGCGCTCCTTCTCCACGGCGCTCGCACCCTTCGGCGCTTTCGGTGGCTCCGGCAGCGCCTCCGCTTCGGGCCACGTCAGCTCAATCTCTTTGCGCCCCTCCAGGTACCGCAAGCCGTAGGAGCGGCGGCAAGCCCTGTCGTGCGACAGGCCTGACGCGCTCCACTGCTCGCGCGGTACGTAGCCGGGGCGCGGGGCGATCATTCGTAGCGCTCGGCATCCGTGGCGCGGAGGTCGTACACCGCGACCATGCGGCCTTCGAGCTCACGGCGGAGCACGGCCTCCACCTCGGGCCACGTGCCTCCAGCGATCCCGCAACCGATGCGTGGCATGTGGAACGACCAGTCCGGACCAGCGATCTCTACGAGCGTACGGAGGCAACGGCCAAGCGCGGCGTAGTCCAGCGCGCACGGAGCGTTGGCACGCGGAAAGCCGTTCTGTGCGATCAGGTTCGCGACGTACAGGTTCGGCTCTACCTCCACGAGCTGAACAGATCCGAGCGTCCGCCGCTCCTCCGCGCGGTACACGGCCTCCGGCGCAGCCCACCGCCGCGAGACGGCGCGCACGAAGCCGGCGCCCCAGCCGCCCACGTCGTTGCAGACGTGGACGATGCAGCGCGGGCCAGGCGACGCGAGCGGGCGCGTTGCGTCGCCAACAACGAAGCTGATCACGGCGACACCGGCGCCGGCTTCGGACCCACTTCTACGATCTGGCCCTTGTCGTCCAGCTTGTAGATGGTGTCGGGTTTGATCCCGTCCTCACCGACGTAGCGCACGACCAGCCGATCGCGCACGCCGTCGAACCAGCGCAACACCAGGATTCCGCCTTCGCCCGACGTGCTCGTGCCGCCGTAGCCCGACGTGCTCGTGCCGCGGGTGCCCGACGTGCTCGTGCCGCCGTAGCCCGACGTGCTCTTCCCGTAGTCGCCCGACGTGCTCGTGCCGCCGTCGCCCGACGTGCTCGTGCCGCCGTAGCCCGACGTGCTCGTCCCGCAGGCGCCCGACGTGCTCGTGCCGCCGTAGCCCGACGTGCTCTTCCCGTAGTCGCCCGACGTGCTCTTCCCGTAGTCGCCCGACGTGCTCGTGCCGCGGGTGCCCGACGTGCTCGTGCCGCGGGTGCCCGACGTGCTCTTCCCGTAGTCGCCCGACGTGCTCGTGCCGCCGTAGCCCGTATTTACGGTACTGCCGTTATCGGTGTTCTGCGCGGTGTGGCCGACGATCGATCCGCCGGGGTGTCGCTCCGCAATGTACGCCGTGGCTTCGCCCCGGCTCCCGCAGTACACCACCTCGCCGCGCGGAAACTTGACCTTCGCGCCGTCGTCCAGCGACACGATCGAATCGGCGGGCACCGCGACCACGAGCCACTTCGCGTCGCTGTCCCAGTTCAGCAGCCCGCCGTCTCCTTCGCCCCACAGCAAGCCGTGTAAGCCATAGCCACACACCGGCTTCGGGTCGAAGTCCGGCGCTTCGACGCCCCCGGCTTCGGGCCACTGGAAGTCGTTGTGCGCCTTCAGCTCTGCGTTGCAGGTCCGAAGCACGAGCACGGTAGCGACCGCCGCAGCGGCCAGGTTCTTTTGAGAAGTCTTTGACATATGCGCCTCCAGACCGTCCTACGACGGTAAGCGTTAAAAGTTTCCCAGCGCCTACGATGACCAGCGCACCCATGCCTCGGCGTTCGACGCGGTACGGGGTGCGAGGGTGTAGTCCGTGAACACGCGCACGCCTTGGGTCCCGCCGGCGATCGGCGACTCCACCCGGAGGATCAACCGCTCGCTGACAAGCTGTTCCAAGATCCCGAGCTTCGTCTCTCGCTTCGGCCCCGCGACGTCGCGGACCAGCTTACGCTCGGACATCGCCGGCACGGCGCCCAGCCGCTCGAGTACCTTCCGCCCGTAGGCCAGGTCCGCGGCATCCGGCGTGGCGTCCGTCGGCGCCGCCACGGCGTCGGCTCGGTCCACGCGCAGCCCCCACAACCGCGCTTGCCGTTCGGCGTCCTTCGCTCCGTCGATCGCTTGCGCGTACCGTCCGCCCTCGGGCTTCTGCGGATCGCGCACGTCGCTCCACTTCACGCTGAACGGCTCGAACTTGTCCTCCGGCGCGCGCGTGCACGATACCGTGATCGGATCGTCGTTCCGGTCGCCGGTCGGGCGCAGCGACACGACGGCTTGCATTGCACCGGCGGCGCTGAACGAGCCGCTGATCATTTCAAGCGCCGAGCCACGAACGCGCCCATCGCCCGTCTTCTTCTCGTGGATCAGAACGACGATCACGACGTCCAGCGCGCGCGACAGTCGCCCGAGCGCGCGCAGCCACAGCGCAAACTCGGGCGTGTTGTAGTCCACGTCGGCGCCGAGCATTGCGCCGTAGGTGTCCACGATCACGAGGCCGCCCGGGCCACGCTTCACGGCGTACGCCTCCAGCGTCTCGCAGAACTTCTCGGTAAACGTTACTTCAACGTCGCGAAAGTCCACGAGCTCGCTGAGCGCCTTGGGGTCCACGCTGTACGCACGGCAGATGCGGCGCCAACGAATGTGCGCAAGCCGGCCCGTCTCGGCGTCCAGGTAGACGGCCCAGCCGACGCCGTTCGACTTCACGCCCGCGACTTCACGCCCGCTCACACGCGCGAACATCAGTGCTTCGGCGAACGGGGACTTGCCCGCGTTGGGCGGTCCGGCGAGCGCGTTAACCTTGCCGCCGGGCGCGAAGGGAAGGCCGTCGAACATGTACGCCAGTGGCTCCGGCTCCGCAGCGAGATCGATCTGGCGACCGAGCAGGGCGAACGGGTCGGCGGGGTCCGACTCGGGGGCGGGCTCCACGGGCGCCGCGCTCCGTTCCCGCCGCGCGGCCATGCGCTCGAGCAGACCTTTCTTCGCCGATGGCCCGACGTTGAGCGCTTGCACGGCGGCGAGCGCTTCCGGCGGGAGAAGCCGCCGCAGCGCCGCCCAACCTTCGACGGGGCCGGGCTTCGACCACGCTCGCAATGCGTCGCTCACGCGCGCTTCCGGCTGGTCACTCGGCAGCTGGGACACGACGTGCACCGCCGCGCTCGGCGGAAGCCCGACGGACTTCACCCACCCACCGATCGCTAGCGCGAGATTGTTCCGCCCGGCCCCGCCATCGCAGACGCGCCGGTAGCTCGGTTCGATCAGCTCGGCGGCGGCGTCAAGCTCCTCACGCTCGCGATCGGTGAGCTCCCGATCGTCGGCGCCTTCGACGGCGACGGTCGGCGCGGCCGCGGGCAGCGCCACCGGGATCGCCAGCGCATCCACGATCGGAAAGCCGGCGCCTTCGAGCCGCGCGCGCTGGTCCACGCCGTCGCGTCGCACGTTGGGTAAGCGGAACAACCGCGTCCAGTCGGCGCACGACACGTCCAGGTCAAGGCCGTGCTTCGCCTTCTGCTCGGCGCACCACCCGAGGTACGTCGCGCGCCACAAGCGGGCGTCGTCCGGCGAACGAAGATCGACGGGCTCCCGAAGGACCGCCAGGACGCGGAACCCTCCGCGTGTGCGGTAGACGCTCAGCCTTGAGGCGATGAGGCGTGGCAGCTGCTGAGCGCGCCACTCTTCAGACGCCGGCGCTTTGGTTCGGTGCGCCTCGGGATCGTCCAGGTCGCCGACGAGTGCGACCATGCGCACGGGGACGGCACCTAGTGCGCCCGACGCAAGGCGCACGGCGGCGCCGCGGAGCTCAGGTGGGCACACCGGCTCGTACGCTGTGAAGTGGGCGTCCGTGGTCCACGTGCGCGCGAACGCTTCGTCCCAGTCACACGGCTCCGCGTCGGCGTCGCGCTGGTCGAAGTCGTCCGCTTCGGGCGAGGGTATCCGCTTGTGCGGGAGGACGGTGATCAGCACTCCGTCACCGCCCAACTTGCGAGCCGTAGCAGCTCCGCAGCGAACTCAGGTGGAGTAGCGATACTCTCTCTCTCTTCGTTAGCCTGTTCGAGACGGCACCAACGCTGGCAAGGCGGATGCGCGATCACCGGCAGCTCGCCGACGTAGGAGCGCGCGTCGCGCTTCTCGTCAAACCACGTAGCAAAGTGACGCGGGTACTCCCCGCGGCTGTCCACGAACAGCGCGGCAACGTCTGTGATCATTCGCCGCTGAACCCCGGAACCTTGCTCTGTGCGTCCGGGGGCATCGGCAGCGCCAGCTTCTCCGCCGCGTTGCGGATCCGTTGACGGCTCGCGAGCGTGATCGGTTCGCCGGCGTACGCCTTCGTCACCGTCCGCAGATCGCAGACCGACTCGGCCGCGATGCGCATCAGCGCTTGCTTTGCGAGCACGTGCCCGGCGTTCACGGCAACCCCCGCGCGCGCCAGTGCACGTAGAGCGCGGCGACGTCACCCGGGGTAACCCGCATGCAGTCGTGGACCATCGGCGCCATCAGGGCCGCCGGGTCGGCGGAGTGCGGCACGCCGAGCACGTGTCCGAGCTCATGGGCGGCGATGCCCGCCAGGCCGACGGACGGCGAGACGTTGGCGGCGTCGATCTGGATTCGGTCGCCGCCCTCGTCGGTCAGCCCGAGCATCCCCGGCATGGGCTGACCGCGCGTGATGCGCACGCGCCCATCAGGGCGCCAGTCGAACGCCACCGCTCCGCCCGTAGCGGCTTCCCACATTGCGCCGCCGCTGCGCACGGCGGCGTCCTCCTCCGGCGTGAAGCCCTCGGACCAGACGGTCACGGTGAGGCGGGGCGCGCACGGCGACCCCTGGACCGTCGGGGAGCAGATTGGCCCTCGGGGGAGCGGCGCACAGGCGGCCAGGAAGGCTGCTAGGAGGGCGGCTTTCACTTCGCCGCCCCTGGCGGCTTCAACGGCCGGTTCGCCTCACGGGCGGCGATTGCGGCGGTCTGTTCGGCCTTGTATGCGCTGGAGCGCCGGGCGTGAAGCGAGGCCGCACGCTCACGGGTTGGGCAGTCGATCGCCGGCAAGCCGCGCTCCGCTCGGAGCTTGTTCGCCAGCGCCAATTGCTTCGCGGTCGGAAGCAGGCGATTAGCGTAGTAAGCCAGGCTGCCGAGGGTGCGGCTCGGCCGGACGCGGATCGCTTCACCGAGCGCGGCCCGGTAGGCTTGGCGCTGTTCGGCGAGCGTGGGACCGAACGCTCCGGCGCGTTCGAAGGCACGGGGGTACATGCCGCGGTCTCGGAGCTGCTGAGGGATCCCGGACTGAACTTCGTACGCTTCGAGGGAACGATCCGGCATGCGACAAGATGTAGCACGGTAAGCGTTGATCGGTAGTGGGTGCTTACCTTGCGGCTCCGGCACAGGTGGCACGGGCAGCGCTTCCCCTAGAAGGGGGAAAGCGCGATGCCACCCCGGCTTTGAGGTGACACGGTGCCACCCGATGCCACCCATAAACGCCGTCAAAACCCGGCTTCGCGGCGGCATCGGTGGGGGTGGCACCGGGGGTGGCACCGTGCCGCTAGGTGACACCGCGGCCGAAGCCGCCCTACGTGACCATATACTGTGCAGTAAGCGGCGCAACGAAACCGAGGGCCGGCCCGGGGCGTAAGCGCTCGCATGACGACACAGGTAAGCGCATCAGGACTGAAGAGCGACGCCGGGAAGCTCGGCACCCACCTGCTACCAACGGCGCCGCTCGAAGCGATCGCGCGTGTGCTGGACTTCGGGGCGGCCAAGTACGCACCGAACAACTGGCGCAAGGGGCTTGCCTACTCGCGTGTCTACGGTGCTGTCCTTCGGCACCTGTGGGCGTGGTGGCGTGGGGAGGACAATGACCGAGAGACGGGCTTGCCGCATCTAGCCCATGCGGGGTGCGAGATTCTGTTTCTCCTGGACTACCACCTAGGTAAGCAGGAACGCCGTACAGTGGTGGACGATCGGGCGCAGCACGAGGGCGTTACGCCTGAGACCGTCGGTGTTACGCTCTCTAAACCTGCGGAATGATTCGTGTAGGTGCGCGCCCGACAGGGGTATACGGGGGTCACCACAGCCCTCAGGA